GAACCCCAATAGTCTCATTTGATTGTAGATATCTCCAAAATATAGAATCTAAGGTTGGATACCCACCAGTCTTACCATTAGAAGAGAATTGTCTATTTCTAACATTAATAGTATTTAACCAAAATGTTTGAGCAAACTCAAAGAAAGTTTTTCGACTTGGTTGTGGATTAATCTCAGTCCAATCTACGCCACCTCTACTCGGATAAGGACTATACGGTTTTGGATCACAAGGTGTTGGTGGAACGTAATTTAACCCCTCATCCGGTATTGGGTAATTATATTGCTGTGACATATACCATATATCGTAAGCAATCCCTTGTCCAGGATTTAAGAATAAATCAACATTCTTAACATTCAATACTAATTTTTCATCCGACACATAATATCTAGCATTAAGATTGCCGTCAAGATTTCTTCTAATACCTATCTCATTATCAACCCAACTTTTATTGTTATCAATTGTTTCTCTTAACGTATACCCTAAATTCATAAATGGGAACTTACGATATCTATTCAAATATTCTTGACCATATGAATACGGTAATAATACTGTTTGATAATTCGGATTATTACCCACAAATACACTATTAGTTAGGTCTACATTTTCTGGAGCCCTATGTTGTGGTGTTTGTTCAAACCATCCACTACCCATTTGAAAGAAATAACTATCTGAGTTGATTGGTGTTGACGGATACCCATATTCATCCATAGGATATTCATCTATAGTTACATTAACATCTTGTATATCTCCCGTTGTTGTAAATCCAGTGTAAGTTTGACCAAAAATTGAATATATATCAGCAGTATCTAATACCGGTGTTTGTTGTACATAAGTACCTCCAGATATCTGAGAGAATTGTGTGTCAAATTGAGATATGTTAATTTTTTGATCAGCAAGATAAACATACTCATTAAAATCAATCAATGCTTCAGGAGCCCCAATTAACCTCATTAAAATTTCAATCGATTTTCTAGTTCCTTTAGATTTAAATAGATACGCAGAATTCAACACTAAATTTCTATAATATTGGTAATTCAACTCATCTGGTGTTTGTTCTTGAGATAACCCAGGATAAACCGAAGCCTCATTATTTTTAGTCCCAAAGACTGATGTCAATAAATCTGTTTCTGATATTGGTGAAATATTAGTATTCCACCCAAGTGTTTGTGCAAGATTTTTAAGTAATTGTGATGGTATATCATTACCAACATTATAATTAACAGATGTCATATAAGATAATGCTGTTATGTATTTTTTAACATCATCAAAACTTTTACCATAAATCTGTAACACTTTCTCAACTTTCTGATCTTGAGTGTCAAACTCTTTAAATGATCCCGTTGTTAAAAATCTCGAAACTAAATTTGTTCTATATAAATCAAAAGATTCACTAAGATCACTTATTGAAATAATATACGTCTCAAAAGATTTTGTAATGATATCAATATTCCAAGTCCCATATAATGGCCAAGTAATATTTTTATTCTGAATGTAATACGTCCCATCTTCAGATTCCTTCGGTATTTTAAATGTTGCCGTATATTTTGGTGTGACGTTTCTGTTTAATAGGAAGTTTTCAACTTCGTCTAAATTCTCATTAAACACCTTATTAACTTCCAAGTCATTTGGTCGTATAACCAAATCATCAGTAGTTACGGTCTGACCTGAAAACGGATCCCCATAAACATACAATTTCAATGTCCCACTCGTTAAACTTGTTGTTGGAACGATTCCCGTTACTCCATACCCAACCCCATTATAATAAAGTGAGTATTTTGCATACTGAACTTTCATATCTCTTAATGGAGAGACTTGGATTTCCTTTAATTGTAAATTTCTAGTTGAGTTTACCGTAAAGTCAACGTCAAATGGATTACGTAATCTAGACAAATCTAACTCAAAACTAGTTTCATTATTTTTCTTATCATACGTAATATTATTAGCTGTAGGTCCCGTCACATAATTAGGCCCCATATAAGTAACCTCTAACGCTCCCGGGAAATAACTAATTATTGTAGTAATTGACGCAGACATTCTTTTAACCATCGAACCATACAATGTAAAGTTAGTAACTTGAGTTAAATCGAAATTAGGGTATACTTTGAAATTGTTTTCAATAATCGCTTTAGATTGATCAAGACTCTCAATCCCTAACGAACTTAAATTTATTGGTTCTGAAAATGTCCCAGTATTAAAAGTTCTATTTGTTTTCTCATTTGCCGATGTGGTAAATTCAAAATTCCCTTGCGTAAGACCTCCTCCCGACACAAGTTGTAAACCAACTAAGTTATCTGAGAAAGTACCAGCACCAGTTACGGGTTGTGGTGGACAAGTGTATTTCTTAATCGCCATTATTGAACTATGTTTGTGAAGTTTTTACTAAAATCAATATTATTACCTCTATCTTGTCTAACCTCATATAATAATTCATTAAATTGATCTCTAATTTCGTATAAATTGTATTGTTTATAGATGTTATTTTGATTGTCGTATAAGGTATAAACACCATCATCAATAGATTTAGTTTGATTACCAAATAATGCAATAGCCAATGTTGAGAAATCATGTTCCGCAATTTCAATATCCAAAGTGATTGGGTTGAAAAAAGTATTGGTTATTATAATATCCTGATCAGGTTGACCTATATAAGGAATTGCATTAGGTTTATTTGTCGGTGCCGAGGACGGTGACAATGTGCAAAACACTAAATTAGTATTATTATCAGTATATCGATATCTAATAGATTTCTGAGATGTATTTGTTAAATTTTGAACAACTGGCTCACAGAAAAATGAAGAGGTTATTAATCTAAAAAAGTTAGGTATTTTTGTTCCATCAGAATTTAAATATTCAATTCTAAACCCAATTAACCCCTGATTAATAAATTTATTTCTATATTGTGATGGTACTGAATTTAAATCAATAACAATACCTCTAACATTAGGTAATGCCGATAAAACCCCACAATCTAACACTGTAGTTCTAATTTGAGCCGGTCTAATCAACAATGTATAAATTCCAATCTTATTGAATTGATCCGCAGGTAATTTCAAATTATATAACCCACCTAAAATTTCAACGCCAGGATTTCCTCCTGTACTCGCATTATTGAAGTATGGTCTTAGGATAGACGGAGCGTCTAACTTAGTTAAAACAAAATTATCAGTTTCGTCTCTCGATGGGGTGTAATTTAAGATTATCTCCACATCTTCGGGGGAGACATCGGCGGGTCTTATGGTTCCGTAAGTAGCAGTTGCCAAATTTTTATAGTATTAATTCATTTATTGTTATTGAACATTTAGTTCTTTTTTTAATGTTTTCTTCCCAAGGAATAAACTCCAAATTTTTAATTCCCCCAATAATTTCAGGTGATATATTATTTTTAAATCCTTCTATAATTGAATATTTATGGTCTAAATGAAACGCCCCGTCAACACCAGAATTATTTCTTTTTCCATAATTAGGTAATTGATTGATAGATTGTTGTCTTGTGAACCTCATAACATCATTTTTATATTTTTTATAATCATCTTTAATATTTAAGTATTTGTCATATGATATCCCTCTAAATCTTTTTACAGTACCAACCGAGTTTCCCTCACTCATATTTCTACGATAATCGGTTAATTGTAAATATTTGTCAATAAAAGATTTTGTTAATCCTAACTGACAACCAATTTCTTCAGTATTTTTATAATCATCCAAATACAACTTTTTAATTAAACTAATTTGTTCTTCAGATAAGTTAATTTTAACACCATTACTACGACCTTTCCTTAATATATTTTTTTCTTTTAAAATTCTTTTAATTGGTGTAATACTGACATTAAAATCTATTGAAATTTTTTTTGCCGATAACCCTTCGTTATATTTTTTAATTATTGTATCAATATCGTCAACACTAAATTCTTTTTTAGTTTTATCTCTATCTTCAATCCAAACATTTTTTTCAATCAAAATAGTTTTAACATTTTTGCGACCAATATTTATCATCATACTCACCTCACTATAACTAACCCCATTTTTATATAATTTAACTACCTCGCTAACAACCTCATCACTATATATTTTTTTCATGTGAGTTGGAGAACAGTTATTACACTTCCAATTTTCTCGGATAGAACATTTTAACCTACTTTTAGTAGTGTAAGATTGTATTCCCCCACAATTAAAACAAGTTTTAATATATTCTTTATTACTCATAACAATAAATATCCATTTTATATTTTTATAACATTGAAAAACTTAAACCCATACTTTTCAAGGTCACCAACATTATCAACTTCCCCTAATCTCTCAAGTCTCTCTAATGCCGAGTTTTTACCTCTCTCAATGAAGACGTTGGATTGTATTTCTGCTTCATCAATTACATTTAATAATACTTCATTTTTTGTTATTGCCGAACAAACCATCATGTCAGGGGTCATTCCAGAAGAATAAACCGTAAATACAGTGGTTCCATCGTTATAATCATAGTAGTTAATGTCATTAATTGTATAGGCGGTGTATAGGTTATCGATAGATGGCCCAAAAAATGTCCCAACATTACCCGAGGTACCTGTCACCTGAATACCTATTTTATATTTCCCACCAAATAAACCAGGATTATATTTACTACCGTATTGAGTTAAGTCATTCATCGTTGAATTTGTATACCCCGTAATTAGGAATGGAACTGTGGTGTAATTATAACTTGACTGATCATATACATCACAATTAGAATCCCCCGTAAATAAATAATCATACATAAATGATGTTCCTGTCCAATTCCCCCCCGCAGGTGTGAAATACGCAGTTCCATTAGGGTTAGTGGCAATAATATTCGTAAATGGTACCGTAACATCTTTTTTAACCACATTATAACCCCACGGACTCATCCCAGACATTGTAATAGTATAGTTACCATTAGAGGCATAAGTGTGAGCATAATAATTAGGAGCTGTATAAGGAACTAATTCTAATGGTGAACCATCTCCCCAATCAATTTGGTAAGTCGCAAATGATAAATACTTTTTAAATTCAGACTCTGAAGTATTATAAAAATAATAGGTATAAGGTGAAAATGTTGTTGCGGAAAATAAAAAATTAGTCATTGTTTCTTTTTGTATGACCATTCCATCAAACACGGAATAATATCCAATATCAATTGTGGTTTCAGTTAATAATATAGGTATGGTTAATCCTGTTAATAAAGAATCCCCACTTGTACCACCACTCACAATTTGTGACATTCCCGAATACACCCGAGTATATCCAGTGTATTGACTAGTTGTGGTAGTTGTCGTTATATCACAACAAGGATCCCCACTTAAATTAAATTGTGATGTACCAGCATCGTAAGATGCAAGAAATAAATCTCCATTAATAACTTCCGGGGAAATTCGTATACTATAATATCTATCGTCCATTATGGGTTAATATATTCATACCATTTTATTGGTGAACCCGCACCTATACGGCTATTTAAATAATCAAATACTTGGTAAGTTTTTGTGGTATAATCTAAAACCACTTTATTATAAAAGTATCTACCACCATCAAATATGAATTTATCGGGTAAAATTCCTTGTGGTTCATTCATCATCTTAACGAAAACACCAAATCTGCCGTCAAAAAATTTAGCTGACATGTAGAATGTATCAATATTTAAATAAGTTATATCTTTCAACCAATAAATAAAAAACCCTTCTTTATCACCAACAAAATCCAGAGTATAAGACGGTTTTCTAATATCAACATTTGGTGTTAATGGTGATATACTCACATTTTCAGTCGCCCCTTGTTGTACAGGAATTATGATTGTAAAATAATTAGTTTGACTTTGGGAATCTTTTGTGTCGTAAAAATCAAGTTTAAAAAAAGATTTGGTAAACGGTTTTTCATAAAAATAAACCTGTGTTGGTGAAAACCCAGATGGTACCGCATTTGGGAATAAATAACTATTAACCCAATCGGTTGATGTTGTAGACGCAATCACAGGAACACTAGAGTCATAAAAATGAAAATCATATTTAATTTCAGTTTTTTGATTTGGTTCATAAGATAAATGACTAAATCTTGATACCTCATAATCTTTAGCAATACCAATAACATCCGTTAAAACATCTTCTTCATAAATCTCAATACTATCATCTCTACCATAGAAATCCCATTTAATTTCAATAGGTAAATCGATAGCTTTGTTTCCCGTTGGGATGGTAAATAAAAATTTGTTACTCACAATTATCAATGGTTGGATCTGCGATTATGGTTTGTTCACTATAATTAGTTCCTTCTGGTATTATTCTAAAAATAATATTACGAAAAGGGTAGTGAACACCGTTTAAAAAGGGGTAATTTACGCCAATACCACCACTATCAACAAACCCATACGGATATAAATCTCTCCATATAAACGAATCTTTAGTTGTTGAGAAATGAGCATAATCCGGTATCCCAACAACATTTTTAATATCACCATCTTCAATATAATCTGAAAACACCCTTGTTGTTAACACATGATGTGGTTGATAATAATACCCAAGTTGATTCTCCACCGTAGTCCCAATTCTAAATGAAAAAGGATTAAATCTTAATTTGTGAAATATGTTTGAGACAACCCTCTCTTTTTGGTCATAATCATTCCATTCACAATAATCACCATCAATAACATCCCCCTCTTTAAGGGATTCAATATATGTGAATGTTATTGGCCCTGATGCTGGGCCAAACCCTGTACTAATAGGGGTTGTATACGTATTAATTGGGAAATTACAATCGGAATTACTTTGTCCATTCGACCACCAAGAACTAGGTTGACCTAATGGGTTTAAAGGTAAGTTAAATTCAAACCCTTGTTTTAATCCGTGATATCCTCCCAACCCATCTGGTATACCAAACATCCATCCAAAATAACCTTTATATATAACGGTAAAGAATAATTCAGTTATTGGTCTTTTTTGGTTATCTCTAATCGGATTAACACTAATATCTTTATTAAAAGATAATGTATAAGATTGAGACCCTTCTTTAATTGATACTCTAGCGATATGGTCAGGTGTTAATCCACTACTTTCATATTGTTTCTTTTGTCCAAAAACATTTTGCTCAAATCCAGCTTTAACTAAAATAGCATTTTCCGATTCTGTTAATAATTTATTTCTTCTAACATAATACGTTGAAATCGTATCCGCCTCATGGTCATTTAATATCACCCTTTTTGCCGTCCCTATTACACCATCATTAAAAACTCCAGGTAAGTATCCAACATCAATAATGTTAAAAACATATTGTTCGCTACCAAAAGTATCAACCCCTAAAGAATCTATTTGAAATTTATCAATACCATTGTATAAAAAATTTAACTTAACAAATTCACCAACCGACATTCCGTGTTTAACGGGACATCTAAATGAAATCGTATTCATACCATTATGGGTAGTATTCTCAATAATAAAAGGAATCCCATCGCCCACAACCCACGTCATTGATGCGAACGTCTTTTTATCCGTTGCGGTCATAATTTTAGTATAATCATTTTCATACCCATAACTAACAAAGAAGTTCCAATTGTAACTTGACGCGCTTTGGGGTATAAATGTTAAATGTTCATTCGGTGATTGGGTATATCCCATAACATTATAATCTGTTCTAATAAAATCAAATTCATTATACTGGGGAAATCCTGACCACGACACATCGTTAGGGGGATTAGTACATTGGTCAATAGTCGCAGCAATCGAATTTATATAATATAAATTATTTTCAAATGGGGGGTAATTGGTAAATCCGGAATAAGAGTTTTGAAATAAAAGTGAAAATTTACACGTAGGTCTAATAACATCAGAATTTTGTCGTTCATCATTAAAAAGTCGTTCTAAATCAACATCAATATTTCTATCAAACTCAACATTCTCTTTTACTGTCTGTATTAATGGTACGTTAAATAATAATGTTGTGTCCGGAGCGGATTTATAACGTAACGAACCTAAAATTACCCTAATATCTTGTCTATTTCCCATATTAATCAGTTATTGTTTCAAATGATAACCATTTAGTCGCAAATCTATCGAAAGATGTTTTACCCTTTTTAAGTCCAAAATAAAAATGGAATGGTGCCCCTACGGTTATTGTTCTGGATAATGGTATATTAGGGTCTTGTGTTGTAGGGTTAGGTTCATATAGACCAGCACCATCAACTTGATATATATACCCTTTAAAATCTTTAATGTTTGACGTTGATCCTCTAAAATATCTTGAATTTGGGTCAAGCCTATCCAAAGTTTGGTATTTATGTGTGAAAAACTTAAATCCACTAATTGGTGATGTATACCAATCATTACTTTGACTACCAAAGATACTATCACCGACCGAATTTGATTTAACTTCCCATTGATATAACGGGATTTCTTGAGTAAACACGTTGATATTATTGAACGTGCACGAATCCGTAATCGCAGCATTATTATTAATAATCGTTCTCCGAGGTGTAATAAAGTCTCTAACTTGAGTATCAGATGAAAAGAATATACCAATAATCCCATTACCAACGGTAAAACTATTAAAATAAATAGGGTCTTGGGGTGGACCTGGAGCTGTCGGATAATTCTCTGGCTCAAAATCAGCAACCCCCAACTCAGAACTAATCGATATCATTTGAGCATAATCCGCATCCACAAATTGTTTACTTCTTTTATCAAAATAAGATAAAACATTTGCCCCTCCTGTCCCAAACATTTGACCCAAGAAACTTGTATTCGTTAATCTACTAATAATAAATAAATTTAAAATCTCAGAAATATCTGTAAATGTTGTTTCACCTAAATTATTAACAACATACCCATCATAATCATCGGACATCGTAATTTCTTGTAGATACTGACTTCTAGGTCCTAAGTCCATAATTGTTGTTGGATATTTTAAATTTTTAGAATTCCCACCATAAGTGCCACTACCTGACAAAGGTGTTGGAGCATCCGACCCAATAAACCCAACACCATTTTTCCATGGACTACTCCTATAATAAAAATTGTTTGTGGGATGTAAAACCAATGTGTCCCTACAATATTTACTATAAGGTCGATTTAAAGAATCATAAAATCTATCATTTTTAAATGAAAACGCGTATAACGATCCATTAATCCAATTGTTAGTGAATATATGAGACCATACATTACGACAAGCAGCAAACGTTATTTGTAATCTTGACGACCATTCAGTAATTAAACGAAGATCCCTCGGTAAACTTAAAAAGATTGTCGTTACTAATACATAACACCCATTTACCATAATATTTTTACCTTCACATGTATAACAGTCGTCACCATCTGGTGCAACGTCAACTTCATTTACATTTGGTAGATAACAACTTAATGGAACCATACCCCCACAAGTAAAGGTCTCTAAAATCGATGTGCTCACACCTGTAAAAGCTTCTTCTGAAAATTCTCCCGAATCAGAAATAGATGGAGAATTAGAAGCAGTACCTCCCAACGTAGACGATGTCCCTTCATCACTAATTAAAAACGCCCCAAAGCTAGTATTACTATGTAATGCGTAACTATTATTAAGATTATTAACTACTGATGTGGATGTTGGTAATCTGTCCGATCTCATAACAATTTGATTACCCGAAGAACCTAAATTAGTATAACTATATGTTCCCGAATATCTTGGTGCGTAATAAATAGCATTATAACCAAGATACGAATTATTAGGTTTCATTATAATATTTTGTAACATAACGGATCCCCCATCAACAATCTCATTTATAAAATAACCTCTATTATCCGATGAATAAGTATTAACCGTCCAATCATAATATCCGCAGATCCCAGGGATAGGTGGTAGCCAAACATATTGATCCCACTCAATTGTAAATCCATTATACGCCCAATCAATTAATGGATCAGGAACGAATGAATTAATTGATGCGGATTTAGTAGACAGTTCAGTATGACAAGCCGCATATAACCCTGGTGATCCCGCAGCAGGGACAAAACTAATATTACTATCATCAAGAGATGAATAATAACTTGGTAAATTTGATGTAAAACCCGTAAAACCAGCATTTGCTGGGATAGGTTCAGGTAGAAAATGAAATGAGTCATAATATAAATTCTCAGTAGTCCATGGATCTGATTGTGTAACATCAGATGTCATATTATGTCTAACAGAAGCAAACGACCCTTGTATTGGGTAATTTAATTTATACAGTAATGTTGGCCCACCCACAACTAACGACGGAACACTAGTTGGATATCCAAATAATTTACTTAAATCGTATGAATTTTGTAACCTTGTTGAGTTAGGGTCAACACCTCTAACTAAAAACGTCAAAACTTGTAAACCCCCATCTAAATATGACTGTAAAGGATTCTCCCTCAGAATAAGAGGTGAACCAGACCCAGCTGAAGATTCAAACGCACAATTATTACCAGTAACATATGTGAAAACCATATCGTTATTTAAATAACGATTATTTAAAGTAATGTCACTACCAACAGGGTTAGATAACCCTGAGAATGAATTATATGTCATTGCCGTAATAACTTGATAATATTCAATATCAATTGGGAATTTGGCGTATAATGCATCAGTAGGATCTTGATTTATTATATATAGTGAGTTTGGTGGCGATATCGTACCTGACCCATCAGGGTTCGCATAATTAATTTGTAACGTTCCCGAATTATTTATAGTTGTTCCTGTTATACTTTTACTTCCAAATTGGTTATATGTAGTAAACCCAGTAATATTAACATCTGTTGATAACATAGGGTCTTGGAAGGAAATTAATTGTCCTGGTTGAAGTAGGGATGAGTTAGATGGTTGACATGAAATAACCAATACATTATCATAATGAAATTTTGCCAATGGATTATTTAATGTTGTGTCAAACGTAACTTTAATCCTATTCTCCCCCCCACCTGGATTTAAACCACCAACATTATCAAAATATTTAGCTTTATTATTGAATAAATTAATTCTTTCCGCCAAAGTAATACTTGTTGTGAATATCTGTCCGTTATTACTAGGATCCCCATATGACTGAAGTTGAGGGGCTAATGATGTTGGTGTTGGGTGAAGAGTGTCTATATACGCACCCCCCATTATATTTTGAAACTTATATGGTTCCGACCATCCAGGATTAACATTTTGATAATTACCCGCTAATGTATATGTTGATAAAAATGCTGAGGATGGAGGCTGGGGTGGAATAGACCCACCAACACTAGCGGCCGAAGCTCCCGTTTCATCAATTGATGTACCTTCATCACACGAACACATTTCACAGTCAGGGTACGATAAATTAGGTATGGTTATGTTTTTGAAATTTTCTCTAACCTTATATATCTTAATTGTTAAAAACGTAACTGTAATCGCCCCAAGTAAACAAGCCAAACCAATTAATGCAAATGGTAAAATTAAAAGTAACGCAGGAAAAGACACCCCCGCTGCTATAAAATTTTGAACCGCTAAAGTAATCAGATATAAACCCAACATTACTAAAAGTGGTATTAATACGAAATTAACCAAAAAAGCAAAAATGTGCATCAAGATTACTGTTATGTACACCAAGGGTTTTGTTATAAAAAATAATATAATAAATAACAAATAAATAAGATCAAATCTTAATACAGAATCATTAGTAGGATATTTAACAATCTCACTTTCACATGAATCATCCATGATATTTTTAATCGATACCATCCTATTTGATAAATATCCTTTCCTATATTGATCCATTAATTGTGAAACGGTATAAACTTTATTATACATCATCTCATAAAAAGTATCTTCACAATTAACAGCCGATGGTACATCCGCATAATCATTCCAATCTAAGCTAAACGCATATGATTTAATCGCGTCTTGATAGATAACACTTGACGGGGAATATTTTAGAGGGTCGTCATCACTACTTACCCACCCATACTCTCTAATATTAGGTACCAAGAAATATCCTCTCTTAACCGGCTCACTCAATGTTGTAGACTGATTCCATTTTACTTTAAAACGATATTTCCCCTTTGTTGGGACACCCTTTTTAGAATCATTAGATAAAACTCTCTCCCCAAACTCATTAGTGATCACATAATCCATATTCATTGGGACATCAATTAACCAAGTTCCATTATCATCAATGACTTGACCACCACCCTCTAATTCAACAGTCTCCAATATAGGTTGACCATTAATATCAGGATAAATTGTTTGTCTTATGGCTAAAATTTCTCCAGGACCCGCAACTAAATTACAAAGGTTCCCTTGTTTTACTTTTGGTTTACAATTTCTTTTCTGAAACTGATCGTCATTAGATGACATAATAGACCCCATGAATATTGATGTTGGGGTTATCAAAATATTAGCCCCCGATGTCAAATCAAAATCAGTTCTTGTTACTCCTAAATTACAAACCTCAGGTTGTCCCCATAATGGTTCCACCTCAATATTATTATTCAAACTTATTATTTGAGGTAATTCATTTAAATTTGTCGAGCTTTTAAATTTATTTCCAGCAACTTGATCCGGAGTAGCAACACCCATACGAATTAAATCCTGAGGTGATAATGAAAACTCCCCAATGTCCGATAAATCAACATCAACATGAATTGTTTGATCCCCAGTTGGTACACCAAATATCATGTAATCACCACTTTCATTAGTTTTTGCCGTATACTTATAATACTTGTCATAAACCTCAATAAGTGTTGGTTCAACTAAAACATCATGTTTATCAAAAAAAGAACCTGTTGGTGAATGATTACTATATGATGGTAGATATGGTAATAAATTATATCTATATCCATCCTCATTTAAATCTGTTAATGTTTTATATGGATATAACTCGGAAATAATAGGGTTTGCTGCGTCAGTATCCGATAAAGGTATAAAGACCGATACTTTGGCATTAGGTATTCCAAAACCATCATTCGCGGTAACTCTACCAATAACAACCCCATAATCGGAACATTGTCTTGTATATATTTGACTCGGTAATATTTTAAGGGATAAAATCTCAAGATATTCAAAATCTTGGTCGATTAAAATCTTAATTGATTTATCCACCCCTACTTGAGTTCTTATCCTATATGAATTTGACATTATTGGTCTTTTTTGATAAATAGTTTATATGCTACTTTCAAAAAGATAAACCATTATTTATATAAATAAATTATCAGGTGAAATTAACTGTTTTTAAATTCTTAACCCTAACATTAATATCTTTATTTGGAAATCTTACTTGATACGTCTGACTTGGTTCCGCAAATATTGTCTCATCAATCAACTCAATCTCTCTAGTATCAAGATCTAAATATTTTTGAGATGTTTGAGATGATGAGTATTGCCCACCAACTTTATTAAAAACTTGAATATTCGAAACTGAAATAACACCATTTTCACTTTGTATTTCTCTCCTAATTTCAGAAATATATACATTCTGACCCATCTGTCTATTTGAAGGATCAAAATATGTTGAAACAATATTAACAATTTTAGAAATCAACGATCCCTGATTTTGACTATTATCTAACACGACATCTAAGTTCATACCTAAGTCAATAACACTTGCTGTCTCAACCGATATGTAATCATTAATCATTCTATAGTTAGATAAATAATTAGCTACATTATTTTTCAATGTGTTTGAAACAATTTCGGTTAGTTTACCCGAATCATCATAAGACAACATTTTTATTTTAATCTTATTATTTTCTTCCGTTATCGCCACCTTAGCAGGAGCTCCAAACTGTGAGGGCATTGTTCTAATAAGAGAATCATAATCATTAACAGTTACCGCCCTATTTTGTGCCGAGAAATTAAACCCAACTAAATTTCTTACCTCTTCTGTTGTTGGAGATGCTGACCCCCCAATTGCCGCTGTAACATTATTACAACTTAATGAATTAACAACACTAGTGTTAATAGAATCTGAAGGCCCATTAACAAAGAAAGAAACCGTACCAATTTGAGATATAACATTAACACCCAAATTACTTCCTGTACCACCTCCAATTCTATATTGAATGAACATTGTTGTATTAGATTTAATAGTACTACCTAATGCCAAATTATTAGAATATTTATATAGATTTAATTCATATCCATTTCTCGCAAACTCTCTTAATTGTTCATCCGCAGATTGACTACCACCACCAAAAGTCATTTTTAAAAACCCTTCTGGAGTAAATTCAGTTATAAATTTATCGCTCGTCTCAATATACTTCCCAACTTTAATACCCGGTCGATCAGACACTTTAGTAGGATCTTCAATGAAGACTCTATCTTCAACTAAAGCCTTAACTTCATACCATCTATTATCTAACCCTAAAAATTCTTGTGAAGAAGGCATATTAGCATATTGAGTTCCGTCTTTTAATAAAACACTTGTTATACCTAAAACGTTTTTTTCAGGTAAAAACATTTCAAAAAATGGTTTAACATCATTAGGTGTCATAACTCTTTTAAACACCTTAGTTATACCATTAACAACAGTTTCTCTTTTTACAATCGTATAATTAAGTAATTTATTATTTGAATCAAAATTAGGAATTTTTAATCTATTAGGATATCCATCAGCATTAAGACCCGATGAGAAATCAATATCATAAACAGTTTCAAATACTTGACCAGCACCACTAACTTGAGACCCTCTTCTTAATATACCACAATACCTTAAATCTTCTTTATCCCCAAAAGCAGGAACAGTTATAGAGAAATCAACTAAAGCAACCGACGGTCTTTGACCAGGAATCTTTAATCCATAAGTTCTTGCAATATTAAAAATTGACGATCTTTGTTGAGCATATTGTAAAACAGTTTCCTGAATACTTCTATCAATATTAAACTGTAAGTTATCACTAACAGCAGCATTTAAATCTAATAAGGCCGAGAATACTGACGCATCATTAAAGTTGTCAATTAACTCGGGATAGTATGTTCGAGTAAAATTAATTAATTCAGTCCTTATTGACTGAAAATCCCTTGTCGTATACGATATTTTTTTATTAGCCATATATTATTAAATATTAATGATTACAAAATCACTCTGATTAAATGCTGAATCAGTAACTATATAATCAATCTTAATTTTAGCGGTATGTTCTTTTTCACTAATACCAGGAACCCGATAAACTCTTGAATCCCCATCAACATAAGTACCTTTATCTTCCTCTCCATTAGAAGCGTCAGTTACACTTATTTTAGTTATAGTAATTCCCGGAATATATTCAGAGACTGAATCTCTTATCTCCGCCTCAATATCCGAAAATGTTGGCCCATCCATAGGTTCAAAAATGTATTCATAAAGTCTAGTTCCAAAATCAGGTAAATAATATCTAGTACCTTTTCTTGTTAATAATAAATGAATCAAATTTGATCTAATCTCCTCATCAGCAAAATTTGATAACGAAACATAATTACCTTTTAAAGAATCTCTAAAAGGGAAGTTAATACCATATGTTTTTCCTTCTGCCATTAATCATAAATATAGTGTTACAATATTTTCGGTGAATAGATATAAAATAAAAAATCACGACAAGTGTCGTGATTTCTTTTACAATTATTTTATAACCGTATTTCCTTTTTCATATCTAGGATTGTAAGGACAATGTAAACATTTATTCCCGCAACAACTACCCCTTCGTTTATGATAACTTTCAGTCATCATCATTCTACCTTGTTCCCAATAAAAATCAGTAGGTAGAAATTTATTTTTGGTAGTAGTTTCTTTAATATGTAATTGGAAGATCCAATCATCTGTTATAATACCCATGTTAATTATTTTATTTCACATCCGTCAGCCCCACACGCAATTTCACCACTTAGGTCTGTTTCATCAGAATATTCAATAACTTTAGTCAAATCAATCGAATGTATTTTAGTTACCATAGCCTCAAATTCTTCTTTAGTACAATCGGTAAAAGGTGCTTGAATATATGATCCTCCGTCGTGGGGTAAAACTGATAGACCATTATAAAAATCTTTGTTATTCCACATCCATTCTCCCGCTAAATCCCAATCCTCAGGTTTTAAACTGATTGTGGCAGACACGTTATGTAAATTAGAACCACCTCTATGTCCGGGTCTAACCCACTCTTGAGTTACTCTTTTAACTCTCTCCAATAATTGGAATGGACTTTCCGTTCTCAATATTGCCCCTTCGGGTGCCTTTTGTGGTACCGAAATAACTGCGGTATCGTGAGGTCTAAAGAATTCATCCTCAACTAGTTCTGGATGATTTTGACTTAAATATTGATAGATAGATTCATTTTTTCCAACACGAATTCGTCTAATATAATAATCGTTATGCCAAGCGTGGATTCCTGAAGATGTTCCCAAAGTTAATGATGTTGTTCCCGCAGGTTTTACCGTAGTTGTTCTTGCAGATTTATTAATCCCAATTAATTTAGCAACTCTTTCATTTTCTTCTTTAACAATCTTAGCCGATTCTTTCATATTATATCCCAACACAACACCTGAACCAATCCCAGTCATAGAGACCCCAATCAGGGCATCTTTTTCAGTAGTTCTTTTCCAAACATCTCTTAAATAGTGGAAGTTAGTGTAACCTGCTTGTAATGTTCCAATGAATGAAGCTGCTCTAACACGATTATTTAAATCTTCTTGAGATTCAATATCAGAAACATTTACCTCACATAAGTTACAAAATTGATTTGGTCTCAATGCGATTTCACAACACGGATTCGTTCCCCAATCTTTATCATTTGAAAAATAAATTCCTGGTTCACCTGCTCCTGAAGCTTCAATACGTTTCCATAAATCCATGAAGAAGTCTTGAGTAATTTTATGTCTCAATAATACTGCCGAATTGTTAGCTCTACCTCTTTGTGGATTTGTTTCCCACCAACTACCTGATTTACAAGAAATCATTTCTTGGTCATCAGCACTGAATAATGAAATTAATGCTGCTCGTCTAATTCCACCCGCAAGAACCGCATCGGCAATATGACAAACCATATCATGAACCTCTATTGGTGTCAATCTATCCCCATCTTCTTTTGATTCCAAAAGACCTTTCAATTTATGTAAACAATCTTTAAGTGGTTGTGGACCCGGAGCTTTTCCCCCAGAGGTTACAAGTTGAGCACCTTTATGTCTTATGTCAGAGAAATCAAAATCGGGTGTTGATATTTGTTCACCAAAATAAGATTTAAATAACACTTTAATCGCGTCAGCCCACCCTTCAATTGAGTCACTAATTAGATATCTTCTTTTTCTAGTTTCACTCGGTTTTCTAATCTCAGGTAGTTTTTCTACGTGATGTTTCTGTACTGAATATCCAACACCCGTTCCACCTAATAACAAGAACATTGATTCAGAAAACGCCTCCAAGGAATCAATTGGCAAATATGCACAATTATAGATCCTGTTTGGAGAAATTTCAATTGGTTTTCCACCAAATTGCATTGACCTCATTGAGGGTAATACTTTTTTATCATACACATATTTGTACACCTCTTTAATCTCACTCTCAAGTGATGGGTATTTTTTAATGTGCATATTAATGTTTCGGGTTACTAACTCTTCCCAAGTTTCACGTCTATTTAATTCAGGTACAAATTTTGCGTACTTCATATAGACAGTTAAGTCCGATAAAATCTTTTGTGATGCGTCCATAATTTTTCTTTTGTTTTATTTATTATTGTTTTTCTCTTTCTTTTCGTTTGTCAATCAAATCTTTGATTCGTTGTCGATTTCTTTCTTCTGTTTGTTCTTCAAGACCTAAAAATGTAACTGATGACTCTGTATCAATCTCTAACATACCATTATCAAATTTACAATTTTCAAATACAACACCATCATCCCCAATTCTTGATTTAGTTATCGCAATGGTTGCCAATTTCATTTCTTTTTGAGTTAATGACTTAGCAATTGAAATGATGACGTGACCAACTTGAGCTTTTTTAATTGAACCCCCCATTTGATCTGTTGTTACAACATCTGATGAGATTGAACTTCTATTTCCTTGTGTTGCCGTCCATCCCACTAAATCCATCTCATGACACATCGCCTCAAATGCTCTCATTACAGATCCTTCAGATTTCCATTCATCACCAAGATTTTTATTAGGTACCACACAATCAATATAATCAAGTAACACCATGTCAATCTTGATACCATCTGCCATCATTTTTCTAATTTGACCTTTGATTTGTAACATAGTTACAGTGTCTGACGGTAATTTTTTAAGTATTAACTTATTCGGCATAGAGTCTTTGATCTCTTTAACTTTAGCCATTACCTCTTCTTTCTTCACAGTTAACTCATCTGGATGTACTTTCGTCCATAATGTGATGTGTTTTCTCTGAATGATTTTAGGGTTATCCTCAAAAAATATTTGAAGAACATTATACCCTAAGTTAAATGCGTGGTTAGATATTTTAGTTAACATCGTTGATTTTCCAACACCAGTTGGTGCTAATACAACTCCGATTTCACCTCTCGCCAACCCACCTTTTAAGAGACGATCAATACCTGGGATTCCCATTGGTATTGGATGTCTATAATCTTCGTTTAAAACCTCATCCAAGTTGTTGAAAACGTCTTCCATACCATCTTCTCTTTCCCCTACTTGTAAGGCCTCTCTAACCAAAGTTTCCAAAGTGTCATAGTTCTCAAACTCACCACCATCAATCACTTTTTGAGCCTTAGTAATCGCTTTCTGCAACTCTTGTTGTTTACAGAATTTCAACGCTTTTTCTTGAACAAATTCTTGTCCATCAGTTGGAGCGTCTTTAATTTTTGTTAGAGTATCTAATACAATTTTAGACGCTAACTCTTGTTGTAATTCTGATTTGGTAATCTGATCTAAAGTATCAAACGTTGGAGTATGTTCATATTTCATATAATACTCCTTAACCATTTGGATAATTATTTTGAAATATTTATTCTCAAAATAATTACTCTCAATCACATCAATAATTGATCTTGAGAAGTCTTTATCGATTATGATTTGATTTAATAATTGTATCTGAAAAGTACTCCCTAGATAATCGAAATTTTTGTTTGATGACATATAATTTTAGTATTGTTTAAGATAAGTATTCAACCTTTGTCGGAATTCCAAGATACTCATATGTTAAATTTTTCTCCGAAAAAATGTCAGTCAATTCCGAAAGTATACTTTTTATGTGCGGACGTATATCCACGGTGTATCTTATCTTTGGCGGGAAGATTTTCGCATCCATCTGTCTATGACAAATTGTCATGTCCCCCTCCTTAATAAAAATGTTAAAATGTTCAGGCCCATCTGTATTTGAAGTTTCAATCATCATAGGATTCTGCTTAATTTCATAAGAATTATCCAATAAATAACTTATCGACTTCATCTTTAAAACCCCCTCCAACGTTCCCTTCAAATCATAAAGATACTCATAAAATTCAAGCGAATTCTTAGCATCAGAATTATAATCCCTAACATTAAAAAATCTTTGGACAATAATATTGTCATTAACCATCATCAAAAATTCTAGTTTGGTTGTTTCTTGTTCTTTCATAATCATTGTTATTTTTGTTTAAATTTTTCTTTTTCTTTTCTTGTTAATTTTAAAAATGGGGTCAAGAAACTTACCCAATTATTATCCCCCTTAGGTAGATATTTAAAAAGACCATCCTCCATCATCATCTTAATAATGTTCCTATGCCCCCTACCATCAGGGTCTAAAGATTCTTTGTAATATAATTCAACGAGATCCCTACCTTCATCAGTAATAAGAGGGTTTGATAAATCAACCAATATTTTATTCGTTTCATAGAACTTTTCCCCGAAAATACCTTCTTTTGTTTTTCCACTTACCAGATTATTTAAGACAACACTCTTACTCTGTTCTTCTAATAATTTTTTACCTCTCAGTAAAATATCAGTGAAATTTATCTCCGAATCAAGTATTTCAGGAAATAATTTAATTAAAGTTTTTCCACCTAACAAACTAATACCATCAATATTGTCCGAAGTATCACCCGCAAGAATTTTAAAGGTTTTAACATTATAATGAGGGATTGAACAATCTTTAAACCCAATATTATCTCCGAATCTATAATGTGTTTTAGAATTAGGAGAATAGACACTCACAGATTTTGAAATAAGTTGAGTTAAGTCTTTATCACTCGAAAATATGGTTTTCTCCTCATCTAAAGATATTTGACAGTAATAAGCTATTAGATCATCCGCCTCTGAATTTTCAACCTCTAATTGTCGAATAAACATCTCCTCAAGATATTGTTTAACCCTAGATTTTTGTTTGTTAAATGAATCTGTCTTCACCTCACTATCAGGCGAAGATTTACGATTCATCTTGTACTTGGGGTAAATTAATTTTCTTTGGGTTGAACTAGTATCACTATCCCAAAAAACCATAACTTTATTAAAATTAGTCTCTTCCAAAAACTTACGAATCGTATTAAGAAAATGCCAAATTCCACCAACATGATCAACTCCGTTATAAAAATCTTTTACCCCATTAATTCCTATCTTCAATAGGTTGTTCCCGTCAATAACTAACGTTTTGGTCATTTGTGTTTTTTAGATTCGTTACTATAAAATTTTGTTACTCTTTTTTAAATTGTCTTCAGCCCATAATGGTTGGAGATTTGTATAATGACACAACCGATAAAGGTCGTCTTCTGTTTTTGCCGATGATAAGGGAATAATATGATCAATATGCCACTCAACCCTATTATCCCAACCCATACCATCAATAAATTGACTTTCTAAATGTTCCTTTAAAAATTCTGGTGAACAACCAACAATATCAAAGGTTTTTTGTGATCTATATTTTAAATATCGGTTAACCGAATTTCTCATATCAGTTTTAAGTTTAAACATGATATCTTCTTTTTTTCTTTTTTTCTGGTAGTTGTTAAAATATTCTCGATTATCACGATACCATTTTAATTTTCTTTCTTTTTCTGTTTCGTAATTAATAATATAATATTCTTCAAAGTATTTTTTATAATATTCTTGGTTTTCCTCATTCCATTTAGTGTTATATTCTTTAATTTTTCCTTTGTTTTCTATCCTATATTTTTTAGAATCAATCGTTTGGCATTCTCGACAATAACTTCTAACACCACATTTAACTTTAGACATCTTATTAAAGTCTGTCAGTTTTTTTTCAACACCACATTTAGTACAAACTTTTGTCTCCATTTCTAATATACTCTTTTAATAGTTTATTAACAAGAGAAGATAAGTTTATAGATTTATCCTTAAAGTATTGTGGTAACTCGGGATCAATAGACACCGCCAATTTTACTTTCTTTTTTTCTTCTTCAACCTTTCTTCTCCCCATATTAATAAATATCACCAAATAACTAAAAAGTATAATTATTTATATTTTATTATTCGTCAATGTCGTCATCAGATTCCTCCAAAGAATAATTAGAACCTCCCAATTTTGTTTCCCAATAATCCGAATATTCTTTTTTATAGTTATCCAAAGATTCTTTTGTGTCAGTAATATACCCTTGTGGTACCGCAATGAGCTTACCGTCTTTATATCCAAGACCATTAACGTGATTCTTTAATATCGATATCTTTGTTCTAATTGCGAACGACACCTTTCTACCGTTTTTAGTAGCGTCAATATGACTAATACCAGCTTTCTTCTGATTACCAAATAAAAACACCAATGACGACGCTAACCATATTGCCGTTCCTCCTTTGGCACGAATTTCAGGTTGCCCAAATGGATTGTCAGGTAACTCAACCCAAGGCTGATTTAATATCACTAAAGTGTTGTAATAAGGGTATTCTTCTTTTTTAGATTTTGATATTCTCGAATGAATACCCATACCAATTTTATCGGCTAAAACTTTAGCGGTGTGCATGCCTCCACCCTTACCGTCGAATGTCATCTGACATGGTATGGATCCGATTGAATCCCAAAGAAATAATAAACTATGAGGGATGTCACCTTTCTCTTGAGCATCCAAAATATTATTAACGAATTCAGTCGCTTGTTCTACTGTGTCAAATGAATCATTAAAGATGAAATGTCCATCCCATTCCCCATCTTCATTTTTTTCAGCTTGCAATCCTAACTCAACTGAGTGTTCCCATGACCATTTTTTCTCCGTTATAATAAGAACGGGTAAATGTCCCCTTCTTTGTGCGTCAGCCGCCGCCAATATCATCGCTGTTGTTTTAGATGTGTTAGAATGTCCTAAAAACATATTGATCCCCCCCATTACGGGTCCTGGTAATCCTGTCGCTCCCATAAATGCTTCGCCACAATTATAAAAACTTTCTGGTTTATATTTTGTTTTAGTTGAGAATTTACCCTTGATTGCATCCAAAGACACTTCTTTCTTTTTTATTGCCATCTTTACCTTTTTTTTGTTTTTTTAATATCTTTCTACATGTCTTCCGTTAAGGAGATAGTATTTGATTTTTTGGTCATATAATATTATACTTGTAAATGGTTTCCAACATTTCAAGTTTGTCTTTAGCGTTTGTCATTTTTTCAACATATTTATCCATTTCCTCTAAGTGTTGTGGATGTTCTCCAATACCAACAGAATTATTAAAATAGATTAGTAGTGTTGCTTCTGATTCCGCCATCTCTGACCTATATCTCAAGGTTAGAGCTTCATACATTTTTTCTGATATCTTATTCATATATTATTTTTTAATGTTAAAGAATAAGAACTTGGCGGTTATATCGCCAAGTTCAATAAGTTAAAATGGTAATTCTTCGTCAGGTTGGTCATTAGCTTGTGAATCATGAACTAATTGTGGTTCAGGAGTGCTACCCCCCATAGAAATTTCCGATGAATCAGAGTTTCCATATGCGTACCCACCTTTTTCACTATCCCAACGTGGAGTTTCTCCTCGTGCGATTGCTTCAAGATACTCAGTTGGTTTCTTAGAATAAACATCTGACCAATTAAGTTCATCGTTAATCCAAGATTTTGCTGTGTCAGCATCTTCATGAACAGTCCCAGCATCTTCATACATAACTGTCTGAATAACTGTGTAAACAGCTCCTTTAGGAGTTTTAGCTTTAGTTAATTCAAGGATAATGTCACGACCCGTTGTAGGATCTGTAATGTCACCTTTAGCTCTCCAAATAGGAATGATTTTGTCAAGGATTCCCTCGTTTTTGTAATTGTGTTTAAAACGCCAGAATTTAACACCATCCGATTCATTGTCACGATCAATTACTTTTACGATGTAAAACTTACGAGGTTTGTATTGTTTAGCAAGTTCTTTATCAGAATCTCTACCTGTTGCCATAAGTTCTTCAGCAACTTCACTCAAAGGTGAACGTTCGTTATCGTTTTTTCCTGGATCGAATAACTTCACCCATTTTCCGTCAATTTGGATCTCGTGGAACCATACTTCTTTAAAAGGCGAAGAACCATCTGTTGTTGGTAAGATTCTTAATCTTTTTTGTCCTTGTTTCTCGTTATCCTTAAGGATTGCCGCGAAATACTTTTTCATTCGATCTTCTTGAGATACCTTAGAAGTGGAAGTATAACCACCTTGTTTTGATTGTTCGTACTGTGCTAGTACTGAGTCTAGGGAATTGTTTGTCGCCATATAAATTAAGTTTTAATTGTTTAAAAAGTATAAGTGTCAGCCGTTGGTTTGTCAAATAATTTTAAATAAAAAACGGTCATTTAAGACCGTTTTTTATTTTATTTTAATCTTGTAAAAGGATTAGTATCTTCATCATCGTTTCCGAAATCTTTAAAACTTTTTTTAATGTCTCCCGGGGAATATGCTTCAACATCATCTTGAGTTAAAATATACTCATTTTTTCCTGATTTTTCCATATCATCCTGTTTATCATCAAAGAAGTCGCTTAATTTTTGATTGAATGGGCCTGAATCTAAACTTCTTAATTCCAATTTTTCTTCAGGTGTTTTTACTCTATATTTATCAACCTTAGTTTCAAGGTCGTTTAATTTAGCCATAATTGAGTCCATATCAGAAAGTTTACTTTCTAATCCTTCAAGGTGTTTAAACAAATTATTAAAATACTCTTCTTGTTTTTTCTCAACGTTTTGTTGTGACTTAACTAAGTCGGTTATCTCAAGTTCTTTTTTATCACTATCATCTTTCCCAATTTTTTCAACATCAGGGTCAGTTGTGATATCAACAGGTTCTGGTGGCATTCCTGCCTCAGGAGCTGGAGGTGGTGGTACTGCACCATCATCAGGTGGTAACATTGCTCCAGTATCAGGTGGTAACATTGCTCCAGCATCAGGTGGTGGTACTGCACCAGCATCAGGTGGTGGTGGTAATTCGGCTTCTTGTTCATTAATATAATTATTTATGTCCTTATACCTCATTATCTCATTTAATATTTTTACGTCCATTCTCATCTTACTATCCGTTTAATAATTGTTTAACCCCAGTGGTTGTCTCAACTTGGATTTTTTTATTTTTAGACATGGTATTGTCCACTCTTTCGATTAAACCATCTTTCATTCTGATTGTATAACAATCACCTGTGTCCAAATCACAAACTTGCTTATTACCGTCACCTAAATCTTTTTCAGTGTGTCGAGTATTTTTACCTAAGTAGTTGTCTAATATTAATTTTGTATTCATAACTAATGTTTCTATATAAATATATCAAAAAAGATAAAATTTTATTTATAACTTACTTTTATGGTGTTGTCGTGGTTGTTGTTGTTGGAACCGCATTCCAAATATCAATAGATTTTTTTACTTTATCCTCAATGGATGTTAATTGTGTTGACCCCATTCCAGTATAAACATTGTCTGGAAGAATATTGGCACCCATATTTAATATCCAAAATTTAGCAATATCTTTTTCCGATGAACTAGCAACATTAAACATTCTATTATTCCATCTTTCTAAAAGGAGTTTAATCGTATTAGCTAAATCATCAAATACCGCATAAGGTAACATTGTTGTTTCAGATTTTAAACAAAAAAACTGTTTATTTGAATTGAACTGTGAGGATGACCCTTCACCCCAAAAATTAGATAAATCAATACCAGCAAAGTTATATTCATAAGCTTCTAACCCTGTGGATGTCCCTGATTCTAAATATAAAGCCGCAAATACTGCGTATTTTAGTTTTCCATCGTCTGGAATACCACCAGATGCCATTAAATTTTTTATCATCTTTTTAGCCTCAGTAAATGTTACCTTACGATTTGTTGGTGTTATCGCCACATAACCCGAGTATTTTGAATTTGGTACACAAGTTTGAGGCTCCACTAATTCTTTACCCCCATTAGCATTTGACACAACTTTATCTTTTTGGGAAATCACATTTCCTTTAGCATCTTTAGTTTTTTTAGTTTCTTTATTTTTCTTAATAATTGTTTGTAGTAGGTTAGTTCTAAGAGACTGTAAGTAAGCATCAACTTTAGGTAAGGCAACAACTGGTTGTCTAACACCTGTTATATATGTATCAAAATTCCCCGGAGTGATATAATGATCAACACTTAATATCATATAAGGCCCACTAAACATTGGCACATTTCTCAAATTAAAATACATCGTTGGTTGCATCATCGCATTTCCCATCATATTTATCTGACAACTATAACTTCTATTTTTATAAAGATTATATAACGAAGTATTTTGAGTACTCTCTTTTCTCGCACCTCCTGAGTTCGCAAGTTGATTCAACACTTCAAGACCTTCAGCGGTTGCTAACCCAGCACTTTGGTCAACTTGGAAACTTTTAAATATTTGTTGATTTTGAGGCCCAATATCAACATTAAACCCGACCACTTTATTTGATAACGCCCAATCTTTTTTACCGACCTGATTTTCCACTAATGGATTATCACTAGCTCTACGTAAATCAAACGCATCATTTCTATAACGATAATCAACATTGTTTTTCATTTCTAATTGTCCACTTGGTTTTCCAGCATATAAACAAACTAATTTTGATGTCGAATCTCTATAATCAACATCTAAAAATGTACCAAATAATGTATTAGCAAATTCCGCAGTACCTTCTATTTTTGGTGTTGGATTTTTCACAGCGTCTTGTACGTTATAAAAATTAACATAAGATGGTATATTCATCACAACAAAATGGTTATCTGTTAAAATACTTTGAGCTACCGTTAACATTGACATTTTAGCATTTGTATTCATTAACCTGTCTTTTAATTGGTAAACATCCACTAAAATTTTATCACCAATATCACGACTTGCCCTATCTAATAGTAACACATCTTCAAATAATGTTTTAGTTTTAAAATCATACCCAGAAACCCACTTATCATTTAAAGCCTTGAATGTTTCCCATAATTCAACTTTAGTTTGATCCCCTTCTAAATCAGAATCAACTTGACCTTCAGCTCCAATTGTTGTTGTTGGTAACGAGGCTTGTAATTTAGGCATTAAACTATCAATAATCTTATTTTGGAATGAATCGATATCTAAAAGATAATTAGTCATAGCCTGATAGAAAGCCCCTTTACCTTCATTACTTCCCGGGTTTGGTACTAGTGGGTACTCATCTTGAGGGACAAATACCGTATTTACAATATATTGTGGTTGTGTTGGGGTAGTCGCCAATGAACCAAAAACCGCAATAATCGCCTCATCAATTAATGATTGCGTAATACCAGTCGTTGGTGGCCCACCTAATGGTAACCCTTCATACAATATAATACCCGCACTATTCGATAAGTAAGCAGTTTTTTGAGAACCAACTTTCCTAACCGTAACAGTATCCCCACTTAAAAGAGATGTTGTGGAAATCACCTGACTTGGTGATGTTATCGGAGCGTCGGGTGGAAGAATTGGGTTACTTTGGAATTGGTTTAATTTTTGGGTTGCATATATTTTAATAACTGTTGCGAATAATTTAATATTGTCCACAGTAAAGGCGACATTCAAATCAACAAAGAAATCTGTAATATAAGAACCATTGTCACCATAAACTAATTCAGGTATTTCTGAGAATCCAACATATGTATATAAACTTGCCCATTCATTAGGATAGTTTATTTTAGATGTAGCAAATGAAACCCCACCACCATTAGTTGGTACAGCATTAGGTGTCATAACCGTATAATCCTCCCATGTGTAAGGATCGACTAATTGTAATGTTGAAAACGTGTAGAATAAACGTTTATCATATAACGATGGGTTCCCATATTTAAAAACAACATCATAATTTAAAAATTGTCTTAAAATATTAGTCACATTAGTTGTTTGATAATCTTGGATTTCACCAATAACGATTGACCCCGTATCACCTGTTATTTTTGGAACTTTTAATAAACTTCTAAATAACATTTGAAAGTTTTTAAAAGTTTGTTCAGTTTCTGTCCCCGAATCTCCAGTTGACCCTGGTGTATAATCATACATAGATCTTGAGAAATTTAAAAATTCCGTTTCAAACCCATCTAATACTTCTTTTTCAAAAACAGATAATACCTCACTCATTTTTGTATAATCACTTGCCACCCCATTAATCGAGAAATTTTCCTGTTGACTTTGTCCTGAAAAAATATGTTTCATATACTCAAATGGTGATGGTTTCGTAACCTTTGAATTATCATAGTACCCATAGTTTGGTGCCGACCAAAATAATCTAACAGACCCATCATACATCGCTTGATTAGAATTAACCTCAAACTCTAATTTACCGTCCTTAAAACATTCATTTTTTGTTTGATTTAATAGTGATCCTTGGGATGGCATCAAATAAGTGTATTTTGTGTCAGGTGTATCAACACTAACCGACCAAGGTATAACCCTTAAATCTCTTAATGGTATCGCTGGGTCAAATCCCTCAGCAAAATCAATAATCGCACTATCGACATAATTAATTGAAACCCCAGAAGTTATCCCCGATTGTATATCACTATCAGTATATCCCGAGAAAACTTCATATCCTTGACAGAATACGTTAAAGTCATTTATCAATTTAGGGTAAAACCCTGTATTAATTAATGTTGAAACCTCAGCCCCAATAGTCGTATCTTTTTGTAACACAATATCAATTGGTGCTCCATTAATTATCAAACCGTAATTTCTAGAATTGGAACTTGTTACTGGGTCAAAATTAGTCGTATAACTAAACCCCGACCAAGATGTATCTAAAATATCAACATTTTTCTCAACATATGTTTTATACCTATGCCAAATAGAACCAAATTTCAAAACCCAAGCATATGGCATTTTATGAACAGCCCCAAACTTTTTAAGTGCTGCAAAAACATAATCTAAGTCGGTCTCGGTTGTACCATCAGATGTTTTAAATTTTTCTCTAAGAGTTGTTAATGGTAAACTATTAATGAAAAGATATGATGATGCGATAAACGGATTTTCATCACTGTTTCTAAAATTCTTAATCCCTTGTTGAATTGAATTAATAAAATACGGTGTGTTAAATATTGATGTTGTTTGGGTATCTGTAACACCACCACTATAATTAAAATATCTAACATTACCTTCAGTAACCAATTGAGATTTAAAATCCCTACCTTGATACCAAGTTTTTAAATCAGTTGTACTATCCACGTTTGGTGTTTGCCCCAATAAATAAACAAAATTAGTAATAGGTCGATTACTGTTCGGTATCGTTGGGTTATCAAAACTTGTAATCAATTTAAGATCCGAGTTATATTTTAAAACTTTTGTAGTATTAAAAGAACTGTTAGCATCCAAAATAGTAGTCCCATTTGCTAAGTATGTCTTATCCCAATCTTTATTAGTAAAGGGAAATAAATCAGCCAAATCAAATTTATTTGATGTTGTTGACCCCATAATATATTCTGACATGGCAACCTCATTTGGTAATGAAATTAACGGTTTTGATTCTGAACTGTTTAAAATATCTGAACTAATAATTTCAAAACCACCAGTTGTAATTATATTCTTAACATACGTAGTGTTAAAAATCCCTCTAATATAATTTTGCCAACTTTCACCCACACCACTATTTGAAAACTGTCTTAGAATCGTTGTAAAGTTAGTTGAATTAAACCCATATTCCCTTAATTTTTGAATTATAAAAGGATTATCATTTGTTAAACTTTTAACAATGTTGTTATTTTCAGAATCCGCAATTAAATTAATAATTTTATCAGCATCCGATACCGAAACATTACTTCTAGAAAGTCTTGAGTAATGTGATATTAACATAACCCTTTCATAAATTTCATAAAAGTATTTAACTTCTTCTTTATTCCCATATACCCAATTACCAATTGGGAATTCAATCGCATCTAAAGAAACTCTTTGAGGTTGGGTTGATTCATTAGTATTAGCCGTAGGATCTGAAGGTGGTAAAGTTCGTTCAGTAAATCCTTTTATAAATTCCTCAACAAACTCAACTTCAGGCCAAACATCAAACAAATATCCTTTAGTTCTACTAGATATTTTTGGATCTCCAGGATAAGCAATTTCATATTTTTCTCGACCATTATCCCCCGAAGTTTCAACGATTAATTGAGGCCATGGATAGACGGGCTCAGTAGAATTTTCACCTGACGAAAGATTATCTGAAGACGCACCAGCGATTTGTTTATCAAAAATAACATCTTTTCTATATTTATTGTCTCTTTGTTCCCACGCACTAGTGTGAACATCATCCATTAATCTTAAAAAAGCTTCAGCATTTGCAAAAAGAACTGCAAGGACATTTCTAATGTTTGGTACAAACCCAATACCACTAGTTTTACTTTGTAATAAAGTAGATAAGGCATTTGTTAAATCAATTTCTATTTGTTGTGATTTTTCTGTTAATGTTTTAGATAAAGCATCAATTTTATCTGAAAATCTTTTGTCCCCTTCGAACGCATAATAATAAACAATTTTCCTTTCTTTACCATCACGGGTAATCGATTTTCCCGAATTAAACGTATTATTCCTATCTAACTCAACCTGTAAGTCAGCCTCAGAGATCAACGGTGTTTTCCCATTGTTTCGTTCATTAAGAGTTTTCGTTAAATCAATATCGTCAGACGCCACTTCAATTGAAAAATCTTTATAACTAATATCAGAGACTATTTGACAAGGAATTGGTTTATTATCAATAGTATAACTACCCCCAGCACCTTTATGTCCATTAGGTCCAAAAGTGTCATTGTCATTTAATAATTTATTCTTTTCTGATATAATGTTATTTAATTTTGATATTGCTTCATTTTGTAACGTCAGTGTATTAATTTCGGGTTTAAAGGTGTAAATTTGAGTATTACTCCCTTTCAATACGAAATAATTTTTTTTATCCATGTACGTATTAAACCAAGATGTTTTATAAGCATCAAGAACCTCTTTTCGATATGATTCCAATATCCCTCGATAAGTATCAATATCCGTTAATGGGTCTAAATTTTGTTTACTAAATGTATCTAAAACATTCTTAATAAAATTTTCAATTCTATTCTGCATTTGGACGAGAGTAATCTCAGGAAAATCATCAGGTATTAGACCTTTTGTTTTATATTCACTATACATCTCTCTAACCTTCTGATACCCCCTTTCATAAACAGTATCCTCAACATTTGAGAATTGACTAGCATTACCACTCGTTGTTTGTATTTTAACTCTCGATTTATACATGTGAGGAGTCGCCAATAAATATCCCATTGACACCTCACGTAAAACACTATACTTATATGTAATAAATTCTAACGACACATCAAAATTACCTGAACTTGTGTTATATCTTGTGTTAAAACTTTGTAACATTACCGGTAGTCGAACCGCCTTACCATAATACCCTTTTATTGTTAGATAAAATAATGGATACGGTAAATTGAAGAATGATGCATATGGGGAATTATCCCCACCCTCAAATAATGCCCTCCCTTTTATATCCACCATTTGAATTGAAATAGTTGATGTAAAAGAAGTGTTTTGTTTAATCCTTATGTCAGTAATACCTAATAACCCATTATCTGTAGACCCTGGTTTACCCCCTGAATTAATAGTTTGTCTAATATAAAAATCTTTATCGTTTTTTGGGTTGGTTACAGATTTTTGGTTTGGTTGATTCACACCCTTTCCCTGAATAGTGTCCTTACCAGTAAACTCATCAGTATATTCATTATCTAAAAAGTTTTTACCACCCGGGTTTAAAAAATTCATTGTTGCCACCGAGATAGTCTGAATATTATCATTACTAGCAGTACCAACAGATAACTTAGTTCTTGGAATTACTCGACATTCTAAATTAGCATACATAACTAAATCTTCTTGTCTTACGTGTCGTTCTGACGCAACCCCATGTTCATCCATAAGTTTATTCGGGTCAACTATTATAATGTTGTTGTAGTCGAGTTCGACCAATATATTCTCAGGTTTATCTGCCATAATAGAAGAAATGATTGTCTAATTGATTTTTATAGTCCTGTAGAGAAGCTACTAAAGGAAATGGAATTGTCAAGATAGAACCGTCAGGAATATTCCATTCTTGTCCACCATATGTTGGATTACCTTGCATAATTAACCACCCAAATGTTGGAGAACCATAATATTGTTGAGAAACCTTATCCATTCTTGATTGCCCAACCTTGTAAATATATCTTTTGTCAGTCGACTTACTAGGTAATGTTATATATGGAACAACTGTTTGTTTTCCATCAAGAATAAAATTACTATATCTGTTATAATTTTGTTTTGCCATGATTAATCAAATTTAATTTTTCCATCGAATGTATCTTTTTCTAAAGGTGGTACATTAACTGTCCTATAAAGATTTTGAATATTTGTTTTTTGATCCTTCTCTGTTGCCGGATCAGCTACTGTTGTGTAATTAAATTTCCTTGTTTTACCTTTAGGGTACATCTTTTTTTCTAAACCATTAGTAAATGAGGTGTATAACTTATTAGTTTTAAATTTATCAAATTTTTTCTCTTCTTTTTTAATTTCTTTCGAATATCGTTTCTCAATATCATCAGTTATATCGTCAAATTTTTTCAGTAATTTAACAGGGTCTTTAACATCAACCAATTCACCTTTAATTACATATTTTTTAAATTCCTCCAATTTATTTTTATCATTAAAAATTCTTGAGATCACTAAGAAGAATCGTTTGTCCTCAATACTTTTAAAGGATCCTTCATCAATCTCAGTAAAATCCCCTTCCCTATATAATGATGTTTTACTAACGATTCTTTCGGTATCTAACAAATCACTAAAATCTTTTAAAGCATCCCTTAAAGAAATGTAATCAAGTCTTAACTCATCATAAGTATCAGTAGGTACCACATTAGGGTTGTTACTTAAATCACTAATTGGGTTAGTTCCTTTTATATTATAAACCCTAGGAGTCCCCGCATCTAAAAGTTTACCATCTGTTTTAGAATTAATTAAATTTAATTTTCGTATATTTTGAACATACGATTGTTGTAAAATAGTTAATTCTTGAGTTATTGTTGTTATTTCCGATGGAAATGTTGATGATAAACTCGTAATATAATCAATCATATTCTGTTTAACCTCTCTAAGAGTTGAACTACCCTCATCAAATTTTAGTTTTAATTCTGTAATAATTGGATTATTATTATTATCGATATCTTCTATCACTTTTTTAAATAACGTTTCAAGTCTTTTTTCAACCCCTTCAGGTTTACCATATATTTCACCCTGAGGTGTAAGTATAACCGTTCCCGCCAAAATAGTTCCTCCTGTATATTGTCGAGAATCGTTAACTAATTGTTCAATACCATAATTAAAATTCACAGTTAATTTTTCCATTTGATTAACCACCGCTTCAAAATATGTTTTAGTATCAGTTAATAAACTATCCATAATTTTTTGATAACTAGTTTCTCCCGTTTGACCATTAGGTACCGGAATATTAGTTACTATCTCACCTATTGTTGTCCCACCATTATTCGTAGCCGGATTTTTAACATCAGCAACAGTTGCTGGTGTTTGTGACGCCAATATAGCATCAACGACACTTTTATCTAACGCTGATGTATCTTCAGTCCAAACAGACCTTTCATCATAAATCTCAGTATTTCCATAATAGTTAAACGATAAAGCGTTTTGTAATTGCTCAACAGGTTTTGCTAACCCCATACCACCAATAATATTAAAACTCAATGACACATTTGCAATCATTGGTTGTATACCAATACCCTCAGGGTTTAAGTCAAATATTAAAGGTTCATAACCAAACGTTAATGCCGTTGGAATAATTTTACTATTAATAAAATCCCCCAATCTTAATATTAAAACAGGCGGAGCCCCAAATGAGGTGTTAACCGCATCATTATATTTTGGTTTACCATCAGTTCCAATTGAAGGAATAGTGTCACCAGGTCTAACACATTGATTTAAGAACGTTAGACGAGCGTTTAAACCTTCAGGTGTTGTTGAGTGAAACGCTGGGTTAAAGTATTTAATCTTCTCTTTAAAAGAGTCATATACCATTGGGTTTTCTTCTTTAATAACATCAAAATAATCACATTCAGATAAGATACCTCTTAATATTTTTTTACTAATACCCTCTTTAATTTTCTTAATAGTGTCAACCGTTGGTAAAGGTTTTGGTACGTCGACATTTACTGTCTTAACCTCCTTAATAACCTCAGGGGTTTTAGTTTCACTTTCACTTTTATCAGGAAGTACAACATCAATTGTTTTAACTCTAACTCGTCTACAAGCCATCGCACTAACCGAATATTTTTGTGAATCAGCCGTTACTTTACCATTTTGATCTTTTTGATTAACTCTACAATCAACTTCCGATCCAGTAGTTGTCCCTGATGTCGATACGGGTGTTGTATCTGACCCTTGTTCAAGGTACGCTTTAGGAATGACAGTCTCCTCACCCGTACCAGGTTCAGTTTTAATAATAAATCTAACATTACTTCCTGTCATAAAAGACCCCAATGAGTTTGTTCCATCAGAATAACTTTTAAAGAACTTACTAATAGAATCAATCCTCCTTTCAGACAAAGCTTTATTATAATCAACTGATGCAACCGCTGACGCAGAGCCTTCCAATGTAACACTAATCGTTGCTTTAGGATTATCGGTCAATAGTTTAACCGCATCTTTCACAAACCCTTTACTAAAAACTGTAAAGTTTCCTGTCACAACACGATCAAAGAACTCCTGTACATTCACATCTGAACTACCTGAATTAAACGTACCTTTCGCTTTACTCACATATTTTTTAATATTTGACGGACTCGTATATGTATTATAGGTATTTTGATAAGGATCCGTTGTTGTGGTATTAGGACTTTTACCAGGAATATCATTTTCAAAATAGAATGCAAAATCCAAATATTTATTTTCAAATTCCGCCCCCGAAGTATCCTCAGTTGTCGCAACAACGACATTTGTCTCAGGCCCCGCATCAGCCCCACTACCTTGTTTTGGTATTGACAGGTTAACACCAGCCAATTCCTCAGGGGTTAATTTAGGGTTATTCAATATTTGTTGATACGTAAATAAATCAGCCGCAGGTATTGTGTTATATTTTTTAGCCAACTCATAGATATCAAATTTGACACATCCCGCAAAAAACGAATCCATTATTGATGTTATCTTTTCTTTGTTTTGACCTTTCAATTGTTTTTCAGCAACAATATTCATCACCGATGGGTGATCAACAATCATTTTCCAAGTTAAAGTACCCGTTCTTGAGGTACTTTTATAAGTGTAAATTGGTTCGGGTCTACCTAAAAAATCAGTTCCTTGGAAATTTGGTGTGCTTGATTCGTTAAATTTAATGTCGTATGGAGGAAACCACATAACCCTTCCTCCATTTGGGCCTTTCTCACATACAGGTAAATCATCATACGTAAATCCAGGTCTATTTGATGTTCTCCAAGCTAAATTTTCAATAGAAAACATATATTTTTTAGCATACCCACCTCTACCATTTTCCCCTCCAGAGACAATATTTGTTGACCCAGGATTTTTTAACGGGGCAATATTTAAATTGAACGTATTATCTAAAACAGAATTTGTAAATCTTCTTCCTGACGTTGTTATACCATCAGTCTTTTGTAAATCAGCATATGTGTAGTATGGTGTATCTTTTGTAAAAATCCTACAATATTCTATACCCACTTCACCACCTGTTGTATTATCAGTATAGGAAACAACCTGAGAACCTTTAGTTATTTCTTTATATCCATCATGAAACACTTTACTAACTTGATTTATCGCATTACCAACATGTTTTAATCTCTTAATACCAGTAACATTATCCGCAGAATCAACAATTCTTTGTGTTTGATCAAGTATTGAAGTTTCTTTAAATGTAATATTCGTAGATTCATTTTTTAAATAATCCGAACTAATTTGATTAAATTGTTGATCTAACTCCCCTGAACCTCCACCCGGAGTTGCATGAAAACCAGCGTTTTCTTTATATTTAGGAGATACCCATATAAATTGACCATCAATACCACCTCCATCACTTGATGATTTACCCGCTAAACCAAAATTTAGTTTAGTCTCATTACCTTCATAAAGAATCCCTAATTCTGAAGGCCCATAAACAGGTGTTTGTACTTGTTTACCAAATGGGTCAACTGGCACTTGATTTGGGGGTGAAGCTATCGTTGAAGGGTCAGCGTTTTTACTACCCACATAATAACCACCAACAACAGTTCCATTATCGGGGTTAATTAGACTAACTGTTAAATTAACAATTGCTTGACCAACACCTAATAACCCACCATAACTTTTGTCATAATCAGGTTGAAATCTATTATAATTTATATTCGCAAATAACGCAGATCTTTGACCATTACCTGTATTCGCTAAGAATATTTGGGATGGATTCCTTGTCTTATTTAAGATTGGTCCTAAAAATCCTCCCGTTAATTTATTAATGATATTTAAAGCCGATGATGTTTGTTTTGATTGACCACCATCAAGTTCACTTTGTTTAAAATAATCCCCAGGAATTGGTGATACAGGCCAATAAGCACCCGCCAATCTTGTCGCCAAGTCAACAGCCGCTAAAATAGGGTTTTCTGGTACTGTAATTCTCCAATTTTTATAAATTAAAGGTTGTTGTCCAGATACTAATAAACTAGCCTCAAAAGGATCTTGTAATGACTGTAAATTAACAGCGCCTACCGTATGTTGATAAATTTCAAACGCAACCCTCTCTAAAAACAACCCTTTTAGGGTTTGAGCACCAAGTTTCGCTAGATATGAATCTTGAGATAACGATCCGTTAGACCCTGTTGGGCTATTTGACGATAATATCTCAAATGGAGAATAAACTGATGGTGTAAAAGTAAAATAAGGTAGATGAAGTTTATTATTATTTTGAATATTATCAATAACCACCATATCTTTATACCCCCCTTCAGGCCCAAACGGATTTTCAATATAAGCAGCGTCAATAAAAAACTCATTAACCAAATCCAACGCTGTATCAGTTGGATTATACTCCCCTTGATTTGAATTAACTGGTAATGGAGGGTTATTATATGTAATATTTAAATTATAACCACCATTTGGCCCATATGAATTTAATGGATATAGTAGTTGACCATATGGGTCATCATGAATTAACGTATCAGGAGAATCAATAACATTTGAAACCGTTTGGGATAATTCATAATTTAATGGTCCTGATGGTGGAGTATAAACTCCGGGTACAGAATATTGAGCTAAATTTTTAGCCATTAAACTATTTCTGAAACTCGATGTTGATACAAATGATAAAGTACTCCCTGTCATGTTTTATGTTTTTCTATAAATAGAGTCAATCCCTATTTTTATACCACCCCTAGTTCAGAGAGAGCCTTCAAATTTTGTTGTTTCTGAATAGAATTTAATGGTGAAGTTCCTGAAACACCACTCAATGCGTCTTGTAGAGATTTAATTAAAGTTTGCTTAATAGATGGGTCGTTAAGAGCTAAAGTTAATTGTGTTACATCCATATTCGTAGGTGCTTCAACCTTAACGTTCAAATCAACTTTTACAGGTTCCACTTTTATTGTTGAATTTGAAGAGTTTCCATTTATAGATGATTGAGTATTATTAAGTGGTGTTATCAAAGGAGCATTAACATTACTTCCCATTTTATTAACGGGTAACGATAAATCTATTTTCTGATCTTTCTCGATAAATGCTTTCCCTGATTCCGCAATTGTTGTAAAAAATTTAAGTAATGGGTTTGTTGACTCACCCAAAGTTTTAATCGATTTAGCTGAATTATCTAACGCTTCTGTCCAAGCACCTTTAATAAATGTTTCAGAATTTTTAGCCGCTGTACCAAGAGCCTCAAGCATAGGCGTTCCTTTATTTACCGAATCTATGAAGGTGCTCAACATACCCCCAAACTGATTACCAAGACCTTTAGATGTTAAAGACTCCCCACTAGTTATCTTTGTCACACCTTTTGTTACAAGTCTAGAAGCGTTTTCAGCATCTGTTACAATTTTTTGTCCCGCCATTCCTAAACCAAATCTTGTTGATAAAGCTTCAAGATGTTTTTCCGATAACTTTGATGTCGTTAATTGATCTTCAGCAATATCAATTATTTCTTTTGGTTGACTCGCCTTAACTAACTCATTAAATGATTCCTCGCTGGTACCATACTTCTCGAGAGCAGCATTGATGTCCATCTCAGCACCATCAACCTTGATCATCATATCACCATTTTTACCCATTTCAGTAATGTTTGCTAACATTTCTTTTTGTTCTTTGGTCGCGAACTCTGGGAAAGATATTTTACTGAGTTTATCGTCCAATTCAGCACCACCTAAAGCCATTTTAGTTATTTCACCATAACTAATATTTAATTCCTTACTTATCTCCATAAGTTGTCTTTTACCATCAGGTAAAATTTCAAAATGTCCGTCAGCATTTAATTTTGTAAATGATTTTGACATCTCAGCGATTTGATTTTGGAGTTCAGCAGGATCATTTTGAGCTAAATCCATTAATCTCAACGGATCCAATAAATCTGATTGGGTAACTCCCAATCTTTGCATAGCGGATGCCATCTTAATAGCCTCCTCAGGGTTAAACAATTTATCAGCTAATTGAAAGGTCTCTTTCATATCAACTCTTAAATTAACCGCTTGAGCCGCCATTTTTGATAACCCCTCAACACCACCTTGAAAATTGTACTTATTTAAAGAATCAAGGTTTGTAACAACCGATAGTGAAACTGCTCGAGCATCAACCCCAATTAATCTTGCGGTATCCATAACTTTTTGCATTTGATTACTCACCTCATATAGTGAGAACCCTGCGTTTTTAAACCCATTAATAAGTGAACTATTAGCAACACCTGTAACTTGAGCTGTAGCATAAAGTTTTTCATAACTATCGGACGCTAAAATAACATTTCTACCTAACGCCTTTGACGATTCAAGTTGTAAATCTATAACATCTTTTTGAGTTCCACCTAATTGAACAACCTTTGTTACCGCATTAGCCAAACCTGACCTAATTTCGGTTATTTGTTCCCTACCTTGACCAAAAGCCTTAGCAACCTGTATTGCCCCGTCTTCTATTGAAGCAACAATTACCTTTATCTTTTCACCATCAAAATTATCACTAAGAGCCTTTTGGTATTTACCTGTAATGCCTTGAACATACTTGTTAGCATCAGCTCCTAAAGGGTTTTCTTCATCAGCCATTTAAGTTATTTTATTATAAATACATAACACGTCCCATTTTATACTAATCTTTGGGTGTATTATATTCAATAATTTTATTAATAAGGAATTTTCGTTCATATGTTGGCATACGATAAAAGTCCGAATATGAAACCCTAAGGATTTTAGCCATTAAATAAAATTCCTCGATGAGGTGTTGTCGATAATCAAAAGAAAGGCCGAAAAAACTCCACCCCAAAGGATATCTCGAAAGATACCATTTCTCCTGATGGGGCGTATGCTGTTTTTCTTAGGTCTAATGACGGTTCGTTTTCTCTCATAAAGTTACGAATATGTTTAGAATCCATAATCGGTAGAGCTTCTACAAATGCAGAAATCGTACTTTGATCTGTAGACCCGTCAACTTCCTGAATTTGTTTATTCAATCTCCATGTAACTGTCGGAGCTGTTCGTCCAGCAGGATATTGGTCAGATAATCTACCCAACTCTAAAATCTCAGAATAATTTAACGGTTTTAATTTAACAGTAGAATTTGTTTTAGGTAATTTTGTTATAAATAACCCATTTTCATCCGCATCACTGGTTGTTTGTTTAATGTTTAACTCATCTAAAATTACAGTTGCTGTAAATTTTTTATCAGTCTGAGGATCAGTTAAATTAACTTCATATTCAGGCCCAAAAGATGTATTTCGTAAATAAATCATAATCGCCTCAACATCACCGTTTAAAAGTTCTTCAGGACGTAATTCAGTCTCATATATTTTATTTCTAAGTAGAGTTAAAATGATATTAGTATTTGGGTTTTGAGAAGCACCAATTAAAACATTTTCATCATTAGCCGTTAAATAACCCACTTTAATTGATTTCTTTTTAGATTTGTAAAATCTTCCACCTGAAGGTAATGTGACAACGTCATGGGGTAGGTTAAATCCCTCCGTTCCAGCTTTAATTAAATCTTGTTCCATATAGAATTGTTTTTATTATAAAAATAAGATAAAGTCAATTTTTATAAAGATAATCAATACCTATATTATCAATTTATTTTTTTTATAATATTTCTTTTTTGGAGAGTACGACCGAACACCTTGTTTTCTAAGGTTAGTCATTTTTTTCTTCATCCTTAAATCATTCTTAATCATTGTATTATGTAACACTCTCATATTTTCTTCATGAACACTATATGTGTTTTGAGAACATGAACACACTATTAAGATTAATAATGGTGTGGTTATTTTGATTAAAAACATGTAATATTTAAAGTTTGTTTTATTTTTTTTTATAAAAAAAATTCCCATACATTTATTTATATGGGAATTTTATAATATTGTAAATGTTTTAATATAATTTAAAAATTAAGAATTAATAAACCAATATACATCTATCCATACGGATTGTCGCTGTTATACTAGCAATTGCGTCTGTACTATAAGCCAATGAATCAAAGTTAACGTCAGATAACCAACTACCCTCCATAATCCATTTCTCAACAACTACACCTGTTGGGTCTAACATCTCAAGATCAATATTTTTCTTATAACCAGCAGCATATCCCATACGACCTGTTACTGATTCAGCACATAAACGTACCCACTCCATTAAAGCTTGTGATGCTGAAGGCCCAATTGGGTCACGGAATTTAACATTTATAGTTCCCCAAGTAAAACGTCCTGCAACATATGTTGAAGTATTTAAGAATTGAATCTCAACTGGATTTATTGTTATATGTGGTCTAGCTGCCGTTTCAACGAACCATTCATTAATCCCCAAAGTAGATGGGAAACGAAGAATGAACCTATTTTGTCTTTTCGGTTCATAAGGAATCGGCATTTTCATTAGTAAATCAGCCATTGTAATTTTTTGTTTGTTTTGTTTGTTTATTTTATTATAAATATCCAGAGATTAAAAAATTTCTCTTTACTTTCTTTTTTTTTATTTTAATCTTCTAGTATTAATCTTCTAGTTAATTATTTCTAGTATATATTTTCTAGTTAATTATTTCTAGTATATATTTTCTAGTATATATTTTCTAGTTAATTATTTCTAGCTATACTCTTTTTTTCACCCCCCCTGCTGTTAAATATAAATCCCATATACTATCAGGATTATTCTTTTTTCCTCGTTTAACATCAAAAGTGTCGACATTTCGTTTATCATCATCAGAAAACCCAATTTGAGGTTCTTGATTAATAATCACTTTCTTTAAGAAAGCTTTATTTTTAATACGGCTTGATATGTCCCTAATATGTCCTTCAAAATCATCAGCAGCTTTATTCTTACCTTCTTCTGGGTTGGTTGCTGACCCTTCACCATAAGTTACAGGATAAAACCTACATAAGTCAAGATATTCTTTAATCATATCTTTTTTAGACATTTCTCCCTCACCCGCCAAATCTCTATATTTTTCTAAATTTTTAACTAATTCGTTTGAACTAATGCCGTTATGGTTAGAAGCAATAAGGTTATAACAAGCTTCTTTAAGTACATTTGGAGTGTGACCCCTTGCGGTTATTATCGAAAAAATCGACCCACTATTAATAGCCTCTACAAAATCAGACCAAGATGGTCCTGGTTTCGCCAATAAGGAATCAATTATAAATTGTTTATCACCTTTAACACCAAAATTTATAAAAGAATCATCCGATAAAGACACGATCATATGATCATTATATTCAAACGGTGTTTCCGCATCCCCACTTTTATTAAAATTACCTCTATATTCAGCAAAATCCTCAGTAGACATACCTACTTTTTTACCATTTTCATCTTTTAATAAAATTATTGTTGGCATAAACATAATGTTATCGTCCCAATCAAAAGCGTAGTATTTCAAATCGGGAGTTCCCTCCTCATCAAAACCTTCACTTAAAAAAATATTTCTAATTTTCATTTTCATATTAATAAATATCTCATCATATATATTAAATCCCCAATAAAATTAATTATTGGGGATTTGATTTATTTTTGTTAAATGTTGTCAAAAGACGCTCCTGTTGGAGTAATATAGAACGTGATGTCTATGAACTCAAGAGATTTAGTCGGTTTGATATAAATCTTACCTGTCAATTGGTTTCTGTCTAAATCCGCAGAATCTGAAGAAACTGTAACACGGAAATCATATAAACCTCTGTCTCTTCTAATAGCATCTAAGATAGGATTAACCGCATCCAAGAAATCTTGTCTTACTTTCTCATCGTTTTGTTCAAACAATAATCTTACTGAAACCGCAGAAATTAATTTACGAGCTTGTAACAATAATCGTCTAACGTTGATTCTGTCAAGAGCAGATTCTCTTATTTGCATAGTTTTATTACCCCAAATTACAGTTCCGACATCAGAGAAGGTCGCGATTGGGTTAATTCTACCTTTATAAAGAACATCTCTATCTTCTTGAGTAAGTTTCTTTCTTGCTTTAATTGAGTTAACAATACCACGAGTGTAACCAGCCGCTGCGAACCAAGGGAAAGCGATGTTATCAGTTAACGCCAAGTTTCTTGTTACCTCAGCTGTTGCTGGGATATAGATTTGTGTGTTATTTACTGTATCTCTTGTTAATACCCATGGGTAATAAGTTGCAGTGTAATTAGAATCTATACCAGCAGTTTCCAAATTGTCTACCGCTTCTTGGGGATAAATCATATCTAATTGATCACCTGTTGATGGAACAAACATGTTGTAATCAGGTGTAGTACAGATATAAACTGAATCCGCTCTATTGTATTCAATCATTTCAATTGCCTCACCTACCAAGTCAGAATTATTTAAATAATCGATACCAGGAGTAACGAATACATTAATATTAACCGCCTCAGGGTTAGAGAATGTTTGTTGTCCTAATAAGTAAGCATAATAGTCGGTGTTTGCCCAATCTTGTCCGTTGTTACCAACAGTGATTTGTTTAAACGCTCCCCATCCTGTAGCCGTTGGGTATTTGAATGAAGGACACGCTCCATTTCTATAACCAAGTCTACCTAATACGAATCTATCAGAATTTGTTCTATGTTCTCTGTAGATATCCCATCCGTCAAATCCTCCGTGACATAATAATGAGAATTTACGAGCGTATAGTCTGTAATATGGATTCGATTCGTTATCTGGATCTGAAGTAAATGGTGCTGAACCTACGTAATACGCTGGTGTACCACTTGTTGCAAAATAACTTGGTATTGTTATACCACTTGCGTTAATATCCATGTGGAATCCTTTTGTTTTGTATGCCCATTCGTCACCTGAAACATCAGTACAAACATCTAACGGTAATTGTTTACCTTTATATGTGTAGAAATCAACGTCAAAACCAACAGTATCAGAAATACCAAGATAAGTTCTACGAACATTGTCACCAGCACTTCTCACAACATCATCAGCTCCTGAAGATAAACCAAATGGTGGGTTGTAAACAACTTCACCTGGATAATCATATTTTGTTTTATAAACTGGGAATGGAGGTCTAACACCCGCATACTCTCTGAAACTATAACCTTCGAATCCACAAGGTAATGCGTCTATTGGTGCATCCTCGTTAAGTTCAATCATAACATATTTAGAATTCAATGCGTATTCCCCATCCAATGTACCAATTTTCTTAGCAATAAAACTATTATCGTTAGGATTCATAGAACAGTTAGTGAATTTTTCAAGAACCACAGGATTATTATCCGAATCAAAGAAATCTCTAACAATAACATCAAATGTACCGTTGTTAAACGACATGTTCGCGATTGAAAGTTTAACTTCAATGTTCGCATCATTACCATCGGCAATTGTTGTAAATTTAAATAAGTTATAAACTTTTGACCCTCTTAATTCAGATACAACCCATGGGGATGTAGGTGATTGATATTTTTCAAGGTACCAAGCAATTGATGTTGGATCATTACCTTGTCTAGCATTTGGTAATGCTGTTAACTCACAACTTAATCCTCTAATAAATCCTTTTCTCCAACCATAAGTTAATAACGCTTGGAATCTTTCTTCAACAAACAATGGAACAACAGTTCTTGGTTTTGCGAAATTAGACTCACCGAATACTTTAGAAATATATTTACTATCAGAATTTGATAAAGATGTCTCAAAGAAGAACGGGTTACCGTCTTTATCTGTTACATTAATACCAAATGTTGAAAATGGGTTTTTAGTTACACCTGAATATGATCCTGAACAATCCATTTGTACATCATGTCCATCAAAATTGTTATAAGCGTTAACCCCACCAGTTACTTCATATACAGCACCATCATCACTACCATAAGTAGCCAAACCTCTTGAACGTAAAGTTGCAACAACTAAATCATCAAAATCAGTATAAGCAGTACCGTTATAAACGTAAATTTGTCCTGTTAAAGTACCAGAAAAACATCTTGTTGGTTTAGGTAATGTAGTTGTTGTTGTTGTTCCTGTTGGAGCTGGGTTACAAGGATCGGGTGTTGGTGTTGGTGTTGGTGAAGTGCTAGTCGTTGTTGTTGTACTAATAATTTCAGTCAAATCAGTAACGATTGACCAAAAAGAATAACCACTATAAACTGAACTACCAACATTATCAAATAATGCATAATACCAAGGATCGTTCACTGGTGCCGCATAAGTAAACACACTTTCATCAACATTGTCAACACCAAAGACGTTTGTTTCTGCTGTGAATATTGGTGCAAGTGAATTATACACATCACCTGAAATAGGCCCGTAATAATAAATATTAGTGGTTTCCGCAGTATAAGGATTTATATCACTAATCACATCAAAAATTTGATTTGTCATATCTTGATATAATGTTCCCGTACTACCATTAAAGTTTTCATATGGTAAGTTAATTTTCCCCGCGATTTCTGCAGGAATTTGTGTTGGGTCTGTAAAAGTGATACTTGAAGTGCTATTACTACAACCTGTGAAGTCAATAGAATAACTAATCACATTAGGTAGTGTACATTCAAACACACAATCAACCGTTACCCCTGTAATACAATCGAATTCAATAGTTGCTGGATTAACATTTGCTTTTGTTGTGATTGACCAAGATGGACCTGCATCATAACCTGACAAACCTAACACCCTTGTTACAAACAATTGATTAGATTGTTGTAAATAAGCTTTAGCAATGTATGCCGCCTCATATTTAGGAATCTGTGTGTTTATAAATTTTTCAGGAGATGTTCCTCCGAAGTATGATGAAAATTCATCAAAGTTTCTAATAAAAATAGGTTCGAAAGCAGGACCTTTTTGAGTCTCACCAACAATCCCTAAAGTTGTAACACCTACACTTTGTGCCACAAAACTCAAATCAACCTCAGAGGTATATACTCCAGGTGACACGAATACTTTGTTGTTTGTTGCCATTATTTTTTTTTCTTTTAACTTGTTAATTTATTTTATAGATAAATATTCGAAAAAAAACCAAAATACTTTACTTTATACTAACTATTTATTAATTGGGTAGATTTAATTCTGCCTTTTTTCTACCATGGACAACAAAGTAAAAAAAATAAAGAATCTAAAAATATCAATTGAAGCTCATGATATCCTAAAGACATATTGCGAAAAAAAAGGGATTAAAATGTATAGGTTCTTAGAAAGAATGATAATTGAGAAATGTAAGGAAAAGACCGATGTATACGGTGAAAACTAAATTGGGTTACCAAATAACTTAATTATTGAGTCTTTAGTATTGTCATTTTTAACCACAACTAATTTTAATTTATCATCTGTGTTTATTTGAATTTCGGATAAATCTGACCCATAATAATCATTATTAATATACACATCAAAACTCCCAATATTAGTTAATCCACCAATAATTAAATTTGATGTATAATCGAAAATTTGTGAATTAATATTATTACCAACAACAAATAACACATCAATTTCATTACTAGATGTTACACTTTTCCGTTTAGATCTCCTTTTTACAGAATTATTATCAGCTTCAACGACTTGTAATATTCTAGTTATTGCCGGGGAAATCTCAAATTCATTTTCATCAATTAAAAATCCTAATAATGTGAATTCATAACTTTGGATATAGAATTTTCTTTTTTCTAAATCCATAACTGATTCATCAGAAATATTACCCATAACAATCGGAATGTAGTGTCCTTTGATTACTTGATAAGCTTGTTTAGATGCAAATTTTTCAATCACATTTTTATTAAACTCATTAATCTCTCTCATTCTATTACAAACAATTTTAACCGTATATGTAATATCAACAGGAACTGGCTGAGGTATTTTATATATATCGGTACCATTTCTTTGACCATCCCACGTTGGAACTTGTGCATAAAAATATTGTCTTCTATTTGGTATATTAAATACAACAGCAGGATTCGTCCCAAATTTAACCTCAGGAACTCTTACGGTTGTAATAAATGGGGGTTCAACATTCTTATCAAGATTTTGTAAATTCCACGTCTCGGTAAATTGACTCCAATTCTGAGTTGTGACTAAAATATCAATCGTAGGTATTACCTTACCATCAATAACTGTCTTCAATTCATTTTTAACAAATTCCAAAAATCCACCGTCCAAATCGGCGTGTAATAATGATTTAGGTAGATAAGTACCATCCTTATTAATTTTATCAACCAACTCCTGTCTTCTTGGTAGAAGAGTTTTAGATTCAGTTAATGGTAAATGTTTCTTTATTTTTTTAGGTAACGGCATCTTACAATTTTTTTACGTCATTATTTGTGACAGTTATCAATATATTCATTATAATCCTCTAAATTCATTGTTCACAACCGCAGATGCCATAATCGTTCTATAGAAAGGTTTGTACCCTGCGTATGTGTGTTTATTATCTGAAATCACCCTCCCATCGTTATTTACTGTGTAATATCTAACTCTATCTTCGGTTTCGTAATACCCAATATAATCACCAAAACTAATGTCAACACCCAATTCATCTAATTGTTTTTGATAAACGGATACTTTTAAATTACCCGGCTCAAACTGTTCAATTTTAGAGTTACCTAAGTTTTTATTCTCAGGAGCCATAATCTGAACGTGACCTTTAAACTCAATTGGGGTTAAAAATTTAATACCGTCAGAAACTGTCTCTCCATAAACGTTATCTGTCTTCGTTTTTTGCCTATCAACTCTATATAATACCAACGTGAAGTTCATATCACCATACAACCATTCTTCACCAAATTGAATTTCCAAATCGTAGTCTTCAGAACTAAAAAATTTTCCGATTCTTGTAATGGGTACCCTATTTTCTGACATATAAATTATATTTTATTGATAAATATTAAAAGATTCATTATTATTGTATAAAACATTAATCTTTGGATAATATAAACACGGGAACTACTGTCAACTTGATTGAACAAAAGGCGTTGTTAATACTTGACACTTATTCTGGCGCAAATAATTATATTATCAAATTAAAGTTTCAAAAAGAAACAAATAAAAAGTTTTACCCAACAAGAGCTCAATCAGAGTATATTGTTAATTTTTACGAAACACCACCTAAAGTAGCAAAAAAATGGGTCGATTTAGACCCATATTTTGCTAAAAAAATTGCTGATGAAAAATTATACACTGAAATCCCTAAGGAAATTTGGGTTGAAAAACTTTTAGCTGAAAAAGAAAAATCGTATCATGTTTGGGGTAAAGTATTATCCGGTGAAACAATTCATGATTTTTGGTTACCAAAGGGAGCGTTAATTAAAACACACACAATTAAAAACATTGTTGTGGATTATTCGAAATACTCTAACCGACCTCCACTTGATCATCAAAAAGAGGCTATTGAGAAACTTACTGGATCTAAAAGGTTTATTTTGGCTGATGATATGGGTTTGGGCAAGTGCGAACCTAAGAATAATAAGGTATTTACACCAAATGGTAGAAAAAAAATTGGGGATTTAAAAGTCGGAGATAACGTTATTGGTAGTGACGGCAAATCGTATAACGTTGTTGGTGTATTTCCACAAGGTTTAAAGGAAACATATAAAATTACATTCAATGACGGATTTTCAATTTTATCAGGAGATGAACATTTATGGTCTGTTTCATCCCCCAATTACGGTAAAAATAGAAAAAACGAAAGACTAAAAAAATCTTTAGTTTTATCAACAAAACAAATGTATGAGGGAGGTAAAATTAAAGTTAAAGGTATTGACTATAATAAAGATAAAGAATACGAAATTGAAACTTATTATAAATCTCCAAACGGGAATAATAAATGGCAAATACCAATCGTAAATCCAATACAATTTGAACGAAATGATACCCTTCCGATTAACCCTTATTTTTTAGGTCTGATTTTAGGAGATGGTCATATAACTAAATCGTCTTGTGTTTTTACAGTTCACTGCGACGATTATGATGAATTATTTTACGGTTTTAATTTAAATGAAAATAAAAAAATTGACAATAAAAGAAAAGGAAATAAATTTATTGGTAGGGATATATTAAACGAACTCAAACTTAACGAGGCTCGATCCCATAATAAATTCATACCTGATATATACAAATATTCATCAATTGAAAATAGATTGGCAATTCTACAAGGATTAATGGATACTGACGGACATTGTATGTTTAACGGAAATGAAACTTTTTTAGGGACTGAATATTGTACCATTTCAAAACAACTTTGTGATGACGTTGTTGAAGTGGTACAAACATTAGGGGGTGTTGCCAGAGTTAAAACTCGTATCCCCACATACACATATAAAGGTATTAAAATGGAAGGTAAATTAGCGTATAGAGTTAATATTAAATTACCCTTAGGTATGAATCCATTTCGATTAAAACGTAAATCGGAAAGATATATCGAACCAAAAAAATACCCCACAGGTAGATATATTAAAAATATTGAAAAAGTTGGATTTGAAGAAAGTGTTTGCATATCGGTAGATTCCCCCGATAAATTGTACGTTACTGAACACGCAATTGTTACTCATAATACGACCTCAACAATTATTGCTGCGTTAGAAACTAAGGTAAAGAAAATTTTAATTATCTGTCCAGCATCCTTAAAAATTAACTGGCAAAGAGAGATTGAGAATTACACCGATAGAAGTGTTTATATTTCGGAAGGTAAAAATTTTTCAACGGATCACGACTTTGTTATTGTTAATTACGACATTCTTAAAAACTTTTACGATGTTAAAGATAAAGATAATTCTTTAATCACCAAAGGGAAATTTGATCTTATTATTTTAGATGAGGCTCACTATGTTGCCAACGGAACAAGTAATCGGTCAAAATTGGTAAATGGTTTTGCTAAAAATTGTGAAAGGGTTTGGTTATTAACGGGAACACCTATGACTAATCGACCAATGAATTATTTCAACCTATTATCTCTTATTGAAAGTCCTGTTAGTAATAATTGGATGGCGTTTGCCATTAGGTACTGTCAAGGGTATCAATTTACTGCAGGAAAAAGAAAAATATGGAATGTCTCAGGAGCATCAAACTTAGAAGAATTGAGAGATAGGACATCAAAACAGGTGTTGAGAAGATTGAAAACAGATGTTTTAGATTTACCTGAAAAAATTATCACACCAGTTTATTTAAAATTAAAATCAAAACTTTATGAAGGATTGATGGGTGAATATTATGATTGGTTTAATAAAAACCCTGATGAAAGTAATTCATTAACCGTTCAGTTCAGTAAATTAATGAAAGTTCGTCAAGTGATTGCTGAAGAAAAAATTAAAGATACCATTGAGTTGGCTGAGAATATTTTAGAACAAGGAAAGAAGGTAATTATTTTTACCAATTTTACTGACTCGTTAAATAAAATTGCCGATCACTTTGGTAAACAAGCTGTGAGGTTAGACGGTTCAACGGGAAAACCCCAACGACAATACGCTGTAGATCAATTCCAAGAGAACGATAAAGTTAAAGTATTTGTCGGAAATTTAAGAGCTGCGGGGGTGGGTATCACTCTAACCGCAGCGGAAGCTGTAATTATGAATGATTTATCTTTTGTTCCTGGGGATCTTGCTCAAGGAGAAGATAGAGCTTATAGATATGGACAAAACAATTCGGTATCGATTTATTATCCATTATTCATCAATTCAATTGAGAGTGTAATATATGATATGGTAAACCAAAAGAAACAAAATATTAATACCGTAATGGGTGATAATATAGAAGACAAGGGTGATTTTATCGGGGAACTAATGAATAAAATAAATAATAGGGGTTAACTGAATTATTTAGATATATATAATATATAACACAACTATTATGAATTTTTTAGAAAACAAAATTAAAATTATTACTGAGAAAATAGAGGCTATTGATCAAAAAATAGATGAATCTCATTTATTTAAACAAATTTTATCTGAAAGTAGTTCGGAAAAATGTAGTCGAGAAATGGCAGAAGCAATTAGGTTTGTTTTCAACATTAACCCACAAGTCAAATTTATTTTTAGATATAAAATTGAAAAAATATTGGAAGATCTTTATCCTGACAATTTCTATAAAAAAGATGAATACGGTCCTGGTCAAATGTCTGGTATATATGACTTAGATGGTAGTGGGAGATCAGTTATTAATAAATTAAACACCAATTATTATTGTTTTTGTATCTTGTTAAATGATGTGAATAAAGTATTGACACATTTGGGTAAACCTAATATTAATATTATCGGGTTAAAACCTTTTGAACAAATTAGCGAAACCAACAAATTTGTTAGAATACTAGACGAATATAAAACAAGAATATTTTCTCCAAATTCCGGAACATTTAAAAATTTAATGACAACATTGGGGATCACACATACTGCTGGAGATGAAACAGAAGATTATACAGTTTCTGTTCTAAATAAAAAGTTTGGTGAAAATAATGTGGAAAGAATTGGGGAGTTAGGGAATAAGGAAGATATGTTAGATGGAATTGACTGTAAGATATCTGTTAACGGTAAAATTAATACCGCCCAAATTAAACCATTTAGAAGTGTTGTTCGTAAAGATGATCAAATTTCCATATTAAAAACAGGTCAAGTTAAAAGATATTCAACCGATTGGTTAATCTTTTCAAAAACAAATGGTGAGGTATTAATTTTTGATAATAATAACGTCAAGATAGTTGATGGGAATTATGTTTTCTTGAAGGATGATTTAATTTATAGTTTAGGTTGATATTTATATATAAACACAAACTATGTCAATTATAGCAGAACCTGAAAGAAGTCGATTATATACAAGGTTAAGACACTTGTTAGGAGCACCACTTAGAAGTGTTGAACTTGAGGATGAAATGTTAGACTCTTTGCTCGCACTTTCTATTGAAGATTATTCACAATATGTTCAAGATTGGTTAATAGAATCCCAATGGACATCATTATATAACCTTAATCTAGATACACAATCTTTGTCTAACGCTTTTATGACAAAAAGCTTAAGTTATGAAGAAAGATATACTTACGCATATTCTAAAATTGTTGGTTTACAAGCCGGAGGTGATTCTGTGTTAAAAAAAGATTACATCCAGTTAGTGAGAAATCAACAAATGTATGAAATCCCCGCAGGAAGAGAAATTAATGAATTATTATGGTTTTCTCCCGCAACATTAAACAATATTATGTTTGACCCATGGTCTTTCGGAGCATTAGGAGCCGGAGGAGGATTAGGTGGGGGAGGTGGTCTCGCTCAATCAGGTGGTATGGCTGGAAGTTATTTTATGATGCCTGCTTTTGACATGTTACTGAGAATGCAAGAAATTAATATCCAAAGAAGAATGATTGCTGGTGACTTAACATATAAAATTACAGCATTACCTGACGGTAAAAAAGCGATTCATTTAATGAATACACCTGGAGGTAAATTTGACTTTGGTAATGGTACAATGACAAAAGGTAGAGTTTGGTATCATTATTATGAAGCGGAAGGTGCTGATAGAGATAAATGTTTAAAAGATAATCCTGATATTATTAAATTACCTTCTGATGTTCCTTTTGATAAAGTGTCTTGGATTGATTTAAATAATCCGGCTCAAATATGGATTCGTCGATGGTTCTTTGCATATGCTAAAGAAACTTTATCAAGAGTTAGGGGTAAATTTAGTGGTAATGTTAAAACTCCTGATAGTGAATTAACAATGGATTATGCGTCGTTAGCGACCGAATCTAAAGACGAAAAAACTAAACTAATTGAGGAACTTATTGGTGCAGAAGGAAGGTTAACAAGATTAAAACCTGAAAAAGTTATGGAACGAGAGGCGTTACTTGCCGAAAATTTAAATAAACAGAAAAAGTTTACAGCAATGCCAAGACAAATATATGTAATCTAATGAGAACTATAAATTTTACACCAAGAAAAAATGTTGTTAGACATCAAACTAGACTATCACCAACAATGGTAGTTGTTGACGGAAATGAAACTCCCCAAGAAAAAACTCATACGTTAAATAAAGAGTTATTAATTATTGTTAGGGATTCCGAGAATTCTGAAATCATTTTAAATTCCGAAGAACACACATATATCACTGTTAAATCTTTAATTAAAACTTTAATAAAACCTGATGTCGGATTAATTGATGAGGAGTGGCATGAACTTATTTTAGAAAAAGGTTCTTGTGTTCAATTTCAATTTGTTGAGGACTCTTGGTTTATATTATCTTCAGACGGAATAAAATTTGAATAACATTTACAATATTTTACACCCTTTACTTAAATTGTCAAAAGCCCATAGTGGCTGTAAGTTTGTATAATGACAAAGTTTATAAAGGTCTTCTTCTGTGTTTGCCGATGATAATGGTATAATATGGTCAATATGAATGTGTTGTCCCATTAATTCCCAAGACATCCCTTCTGTGAATTGTTTTTCAATATATTCTTTTAAAAATTCTGGTGTGCAACCAACAATATCAAATGTTTTATTTTTCTTTGTGATATTATTTGATTTCATAAAAATAGATATTCTCACCCTCATATTGTGAGTAATTTTAAATATAAGGTCATATTTTTTTCTATTTTTTTGATAATCATTACTATATGTTGGATTTTTTTCTCGATATTCAAATGAATACATTGGATTAGCCTCACGAAACTTTCGACTTTTTTCTTTTATAAGTTCACGATTATTCAAATAATATTTTCGAGAAACATTAGGTTGGTTTAACTTTATCTTTTCTTTGTTTTTTTCTTGATAAATTTTGTTTTTTTCTTTAATAATCTTTTGATTATTTAATTTATAATTTTTTGAATATTTTTTTATTTTAGTTTGATTTTTTTCTCGATATTTTTTGGCGTTCAAATTAAAACATATTTTACATGAGGCTCGGTATCCTTGATTATTTGGGTTAAAATAAAATTCGCAGACATCTTTTTCTACCTCACACTTACTACAAATTTTTGTTTCCATTTTTTCTATAGTCTTTAAGTAATTGATTAACCAACGATGATAAATTAATGTGAAGACTTCGATAATACGTTAATAATTCGGGATCTAATGCCACCGATACTTTAGTTTTTTTCTCTTCTTCTGTTTTTAATTTTCGCCCCATATTAATAAATATCGTCAAACATCGTAAAAGTGTGAATAATCACAAATTAGTTTAGTTAATAAATTCTTCCCACCCATTTTCCGCTAAACCATAAATATAATCAGGGGTAACACTAACCCTATCCCAAAACTTTAACTCTAAATCAGTTATTGTTAATAAATCCTCAACAGTATCTTGATCCGCATCTTTATTTGGGATTCCACCAATTAATTCACACTGTGATTTAGTGAAAAAATCTCTTTCTTCAGGATTAGAAATTAACAAATTATCTCTTAATTCCTTATTAAAGACAATTAACAATGGTTCTACTTTTTTATTGAATGTCGTAATTGCTCTCGCAACATTATATTCCCCCGTTAAATCTGGGTTATTCTCAACTTCAACTGGGTCTAACATATAGCAATTTAACTGTATTGTTGATGTTGATTTGTCTTCAGGTTCTTTACCATTAAGAGAGGAGAATAAATCCAATTCTTTTTTGGTGTAATTATTTTTTGTTATTTTTTGAACATCCCCATGAGACGATTTACTACCATTATTAACATACATGATAGTATCGCCCAATTGAACATTTAGATTATGCTTGATTGCCAACTCCATATGGCTCATTCGACTATTAAACGACCCCGCCTTTGTTTTCAAACTACATCTCTTTTTATAGTCTTCAATAGATAATTTAACCCTAGATCTTTGAGCAATCTGTTTCAATGGAATTTGTTTAGAGAATATTCTTTGGTGATATTCAAAATACCACTCAATGAATTCCTGACCTTTTCCCTCCAATAACAATCTCACCCCTTTATCTAAGAACACTTCAATATATAAAGGAAGTTTTTTAGATTTGATTGAATTTCCCGTTAATTTAATTTTACCGTTAGATTCCATCGTAGCATAATTCTTTCTACTTAAGTTAATACAGGAATCCCAGGTTCCATCACAATCAAGACCCATCGAACCTTTCATAAACAAATCATTATACTCTGCGGTGTCGGCATAATAACCTCGATATTCTTCACCCTCCTTGACTAACCAATTAAAACCTTTCCCAATATAAACCTTATCGTCAACACCGCCCTTCGGTAAACTAAAATTACAACCATCTGTGTCAAGTACTAAAGGTGTGTACCCCCTTTTAACAAAAAACTTAACCATTTGGCGAAGATATTGTCTTCCCGTACAAGTTATTTTTTCCCCACAATTCATTTCCCCCCATTCGTATACGTGTGGGGCACTTAACCCACCAAATAACGAGTTAATGAACACCTTAATTGGAAGTTGTTTACGATCATAAGTTAAAGATTTTTTGGGATCAATAGTTTTATATTCCGACGCCAAGTTTTTATACATGATTCGAGCATTACGAAAGTAAGATAACATACCTTTCATTCCCCCCATCACATCACACTCAGGAAATACATCATGAGTTAATTGAATAGATGGGTATAAGGAAGAATAATCGAGTTTAAGTACGTTAGTGGAGTATCCGACTTTAAGTAGTCTTGAAAGTCCCCCTACGAAGTCTGTTTTAGATTCTTTCTTAGGGATTGCCAATTTATGTTTAAACGACCAAGCTAACATGATCATTCTCCATATTGTTGCAGTCCCCATTGTGGAAACTCTTTCGTATGTTGTTGGTACCATGGAGGCCAATAGAAATGTCCCTTGGTTGAATTCATCATCGACCGTTAATGTTTCTTCTAAATCGTCGTCAAGATATCTCTCAACAATATTATCCCCTGTCACTTTAATATATTTACCAGGGAATCTTGTGTCCAAATTATCGAAGTTTGGATTGTTGGCGTTTTTATATTTTCCATTTTCAATGTTTAACCAATACTCTTCTTTTTTGGCATACATTGGGCCTATCTCTGTATGGTCAATATAAACTCGATCTGGAGCTTCGGCTTTGATATATTGGGTTATGTATTTAAGACCTGCCGATTTAATACTTGAGTTAATTGCTTGAGCTCTACGAACTGAATGAATGATGTCAATAACATTATAACCCCATAATTGAGTTTGGGAGAATCTCTCAACTTCGTTAGCAAGTTTCAACATCCCATTTTTTTGAGATATTGGTTTTAATGGGTTTAAGGATTTTGCAATCTTTTTAATGTCTAAATGAAGAGCTTTACATCTTTCAAATATCCAAAACCAGTCGAAGTTTGCGGAATTATACCCCCCAATGATTGAAGGTTTGATTTCATCTATTATATTGAAGAATTCGATTAATCCTTTTCGTTCTTGGTCTTCATCGGCACATTCAATAACTTTTTGGTATCCTTTGTTGGTTTTAATCCCAATCATAAATATACGACCATCCTTTGGTTCTAATGCGGTCGTCTCTAAGTCAAACCCGAGTCTGGTAATGTCGTTATATTCGTCATATCCCTTGAATAGTCTTTTTTCTCGTGAAATTAAATATTGCTCCACTGGAGGTAGGACTAAGATTTTATCCTTTGCATTTTCAGCCCATGGATCTACCCCACCATCTTTAAAAAACTGAACTAATTGTCGATAACCTTTAACACTTTTCACCATATATTTCAAACCTTGTGACAATCGTTCGTTTTCTTTGGTGTCCAGTTTCTCGATTATTATCCCATGTTTGGACATGGCTTCTTTTTGAAGACCTTTGGATGATTGGTAGAAATTTAACCCTCTTAAATCCCCAACCCAAGCAAATGGTGTAAAACTATCTTTTTTGATTATTTTTCCCTGACCCGGAATTTCCTTTATTTTATATATTGAACCCGTTAGATAATCGAATTCAATGGCAACGATGTGCTCTTCGGGATCATTCCCTTCTAGGAATGCTTTAATTTCTTCTTGACTTATCATTGTAAATATTATTAGTTGGCACATTAGCTCCCATACGAAATGAGGTTTACCTTAGTCTAACAATTATATTCATATTTTCACACTATGTCAACTGGGATTCCATAAAGTTTTGAATTATTATCTCTACGGATTTTTCTCAATAAACAACTTTACAATTGAGTCTTTTTCCTCATCGGTTTTGGAGTGTATCCACAACCAAATAAACGAGGCTTCTATTGATTTTAAGTTCCTTTTCTTGTTATTAATTAATTCGTTCAACACGTTAAAATCATTTTCGTCTAAAACTATTGGTATATTTAATGTTGAAGAAATTAAGTATAATTCAAATAGATTATAATTATCCTGAGCTTCAGTTGCCCTCATATATAACTCAATCATATCTTCAGAGTTTGTTATATCTGGATGGGTTTTTTTAACAATTTCTCGATATATTTTTTTAACTTTATTTTTCACATCTTCATCCACCGTATTTAAGACATCTTCTTTCTTTTTTTCCTGTGGAGTATTCTCCGACTCATTTTTGTAATCTGGGTTGATCTCAACCCTTTTCTTGCCGATTATTTCTAGAAAATTTTGTTTATTTGTCCCAATCAATTCTTGTTTAAATGAATCGTCACTAATTAAAAAATTGTACTCCTGAATCAATTTTTTGATCTCAAGTTCTTTAAGCTTATCTGTCATAACTATAAATATTAGAAATTCCGAGATATTTATAATAAAAGAAATTATGAAAATATTATTACACATATTCCATTTAATACCTATTATTGGTCTTGGAATTTTGGCGTTTCTATATCCAGGTTGGTATCGAGATGGATACTTGACAGATTGGTACCCTTTAATTGGGGCGTTCGTGGCAATTTATGGTGGGTTTGTCGGATCATTAATTTGGTATATACAGAATTTCAAAAACTTATGATGGTTTTTATTGGGTTCTTATGTTTCTCGTTATCGGGGATGTTTGAAGGCTTTATGGACACACTACAATTTCACTATTCAAGCTCCATTTTTTATTATAAAAAGAATAAAAACTTTTGGAACCCAGAATTATCTTGGAAAAATAAATATAAAAACTCGGATCCCACTGAAGGACCTAGATTCCCCTTTTCAACAACACTACTTGTTGGTTTAACAGATGCGTGGCATTTATTCAAATTACTTAGAACATTCTTCCTTTTTGCTGGTGTTTTTTTCATATTCGTTCCTTGTCAAACAACCATTGTATGTTTAACATATGTTTTTATATCGAGAATTTTGTATGGGATATTTTTCACCCTAACATTTGACTATACATCAAAATAATATATTATGAAAAATTTAAAAATTGGAATTACACTAGGTCTAAAAGATAATAAAGAGTCGATTTGGACAAACGGAATTAAACAAAACATATTGATGTTAACTAAGTTATTAAAAAACTCGAATGAGAAATATGAGATAACTTTATTAAACACAATTGATGTTGATTGGTCGACTAAGCCAAGTTATTTAACCGATGTTAACATTTGTAACTTTAGGGATCACTACGAAGACATGGATTTGTTAATCGTTATGGGAGCTCAGATTAATAAATCTGAAATTGAGAAGTTTAAATCAAAACCGAATAAAAAAATAATTGCATACAAATGCGGTAACAATTATATTCTAAGTGCTGAAAACATCCTGTTTAAAGAAGATGAGAAAAAAGTTTATCAATTCGATGAAGTATATGACGAGATATGGTATATACCTCAACAACATGAAACTAATTGTGGTTATTATCATACCCTATATCGGTCTAAAGCGTTTATCGTTCCTTTCATATGGCATCACCAATATCTACTAGAGGCTCTTGTTGATATTGAAAAAGGATTTAAAAAGGGTTCATTTAAAAAAGATTATCGATACAACATCGGTAAAGAAAAGAAACGATTGGGTGTGATGGAACCGAACCTTAACATGGTTAAATTTTGTCTTATACCAGCAATGATTGCTGAAGAGTCTTATCGAGGTGATGTTGGTAAAGAACATATAGATAAGTTAATGCTTACCAATTCCGAGAAAGTTGCTAAACACAAGGAGTTCATGGGTATGATTAGGACTTTTGATTTATTTAAAGACAATAAAATAACATCTGAAAGTAGATACCAAACAGCATTTATATTGACCCAACATATCGATGTATTAATCTGTCATCAAATATTAAATCCATTAAATTATATTTACTTGGATGCTGCATATATGGGATATCCTGTATTACATAACGCTCCAATGTGTAAAGATTTGGGTTATTACTATGAAGGTTCAGATACAGTTGATGGTGCTAAACAATTGGATTACATATTAACTGAGCATGATAAGAATATTGACTCGTATAATGAACGAAACGATAAAGTGTTGATGAGATATCATGCTGACAATCAGAAATTGGTTAAAACATATGATAAATTAATTCATAACTTGTTTAATGGGGGTAATGATGGTTTGGAATATAATCCGAAAACAAATTTGTATAAAAATCTAAAATGAAATATAATTTCTATGATACAAGAAAGGGACTCGATTTGAGTCCCTTCTTTTGTTGTGTTAATATTAATTATAAAGTCCAATAAACATCAATATATCCGCCAAATGGACCATAACCAGATGGTGCATATTGAATACAATTCCAAGTTTGTCCTTCATGGGTTACAACAGCACCAATGTTATAAATCGTTCCGCCATCCCATGGTTGTGTTGGAGGAGTTCCACCACTATTAACACCTTTTACTCTTAGTTTACCACTTCCAACTGCGATTAAATCTAAACCATCAAAACTCCAACCTAGGTTATTTAATAGGTTATCATAATCAGTGTTACTTGCCGATGTTCTACCATTACTTGAAAGAAATTCACCACCAGATAATCCATTTTGATTAAGTTGATTTAGTATTTGATTGTTTACGGATGATGTTAATTGGTTAGTATATAAATTCAAATAAGTTAAACTAGATAAACTAGATAATCCAGTTCCGTCAAATGATGTTAATTGGTTCTCTTGTAAATTCAAATAAGTTAAACTCCCTAATCCACTTCCATCAAATGATGTTAAGAGGTTATCATTTAAAATCAAATTAGTTAAACTTGTTGGTAAATTACTAACTGATGTTAATATACCACCCCCAGATTTACCGTCTCCCATTATAAGCAAATTAGTTAAACTCTCTAATCCAGTTCCATCAAATGATGTTAATTGGTTATAATTTAACTCCAATATAGTTAAACTCTCTAATCCAGTTCCACCAAACGATGTTAATTGATTATAATTTAAATACAACTCAGTTAAACTAGATAAACCAGTTCCGTCAAATGATGTTAATTGGTTACTTTGTAAATCCAAATAAGTTAAACCAGATAAACCAGTTCCGTCAAATGATGTTAATTGGTTATTACTTAAATACAACTCAATTAAACTAGATAATCCAGTTCCGTCAAATGATGTTAGTTGGTTATTATATAAATTCAAACTAGTTACATCTCCACTAACTGTTCCATCTGAATCACATGAAATGATTGTGTATTCACCGTTTATGTTTGTTATTGTGATTGTTTGTCCCCCATCATTTTGGTCAAATACACTTGAATCACTTCCATCGTGATTATATTTCCAAAATCCAGTTGATGTATTAACATTAATGTTAATTGAATCTCCAACTGATTTGGATGTTATGAATGTTGGTGGTATGATTAAATCTAAACCAGTGATTGACCAACCTAAACTTACTAAGTTATCATAATCGGCGTTACTTGCAGATGTTCTACCATTACTTGAATAAAATTCACCCCCAGATAATCCATTTTGATTAAGTTGATTTAGTATTTGGTTGTTTACGGATGATGTTAATTGGTTATCATTTATTTCTAAATAAATTAAACTAGATAATCCAGTTCCGTCAAATGATGTTAATTGGTTAGTTTGTAAATACAACTCAGTTAAACTAGATAAACCAGTTCCGTCAAATGATGTTAATTGGTTACCTTGTAAATACAATTGAGTTAAACTAGATAAACCAGTTCCGTCAAATGATGTTAATTGGTTAAGACCTAAATTCAAATTAGTTAAACTAGATAAATCAGTTCCGTCAAATGATGTTAATTGGTTATTATTTAAGTCCAAATCAGTTAAACTAGATAAACCAGTTCCGTCAAATAAAGTGATTTGGTTTTCAACTAAGCTCAACATAGTTAAATCTCCATTGACTGTACCATCTGAATCACATGATATTATTGTGAATTCACCGTTTGCATTTGTTACTGAGATTATTTGTCCCCCATTATTTTGGTTAAATACACTTGAATCACTTCCATTGTGATTATATTTCCAAAATCCAGTTGATGTTTGAACCCAAATGTTGATTGATTCTCCAACTGCTTTGGATGTTATGAATGTTGGTTGTGTTGTAGTGATTAAATCTAAACCTTCAAAATACCAACCTAAACTTACTAGGTTATCATAATCAGTGTTACTTGTCGATGTTCTACCATTACTTGAATAAAATTCACCATTTGATAATCCATTTAATGCTAATTGATTTAGTATTTGATTGTTTACTGATGGTGTGAATGGATTACCTTCTAATCCCAAACTAGTTAAACTAGATAAACCCGTTCCGTCAAATGATGTTAATTGGTTAAAACCTAATTCCAAATTAGTTAAACTAGATAAACCAGTTCCGTTAAATAATGTTAATTGGTTATCACCTAAATTCAAACCAGTTACATTACCACTAACTGTACCTTCTGAATCACATGAAATGATTGTAAATTCACCGTTTATGTTCGCTACTGGTATACTATATACCCAACCATTTGCGTTTATACTTGAATCACTACCATCGTGATTATATTTCCAATATCCAGTTGATGTTTGAATATAAACGTTGATTGTTTCTCCAATGGATTTGGATGTTATGAATGTTGGAAGTATAGGTAAATCTAAACCAGATAATGTCCAACCTAAACTTAATAGGTTATCATAATCAGTGTTACTTGTCGATGTTCTACCATTACTTGAATAAAATTCACCATTTGATAATCCATTTAATGCTAATTGATTTAGTATTTGATTGTTTGATGATGGTGTGAATGGATTACCATTTATTTCTAAATAAATTAAACTAGATAAACCAGTTCCGTCAAATGATGTTAATTGGTTATCAGTTAAATCCAAATCAGTTAAACTAGATAATCCAGTTCCGTCAAATGATGTTAATTGGTTATCACCTAAACTCAAATTAGTTAAACTTGTTAAATCTGTTCCGTCAAATGATGTTAATTGGTTATTATATAAAACCAAACTAGTTAAACTTGTTGGTAAAATAAAACCATCCAATGATGTTAATTGGTTATTTCTTAAGTCCAACAGAGTTAAACTAGATAAACCAGTTCCGTCAAATAAAGTGATTTGGTTTCCATCTAATCTCAACATAGTTAAATCTCCACTAACTGTACCATCTGAATCACATGGTATAATTGTGAATTCACCATTCGCATTTGTTATTGAGATTATTTGTCCACCATTTCCAAATACACTTGAATCACTTCCATCGTGATTATATTTCCAATATTCAGTTGATGTTTGAATATAAACGTTGATTGTTTCTCCAATGGATTTGGATGTTATGAATGTTGGTGGAATAACCACATCTAAACCTTGTAAATCCCAACTTAAACTTACTAAGTTAGTATAATCAGAATTACTTGCCAATGTTCTACCACCAGCAGTTCGAAAAATACCGTCTATCACACCATTAGTAACTAAAGTTGCTAAAATAGCATCGTTAGAAGTTGCTGTCATTGGGTTTGTACCTTCTTTGTTGCCATGTAACTCTAAACGATTTAATAATATCATCATTGAGACATCTAATGATGTTAATTGGTTAGTATATAAATACAACTCAGTTAAACTAGATAAACCCGTTCCGTCAAATGATGTTAATTGGTTATTGCCTAAATACAAACTTGTTAAGCTAGATAACCCAGTTCCATCAAATGATGTGAATTGGTTACTAGTTAAGCGCAAAGTAGTTAAACTAGATAATCCAGTTCCATCAAATGATGTTAATTGTAAACCATCTAAATACAATTCAGTTATTTGACCCATATCACTACCAATGAATGTTGTAAGTGGGTTGCCACCTAACTCCAACCAAGTTAAACTAGATAAACCAGTTCCGTCAAATGATGTTAATTGGTTACTATTTAAATACAACTCAGTTAAACTAGATAAACCAGTTCCATCAAATGATGCTAATTGGTTACTATTTAAATCCAAATAAGTTAAACTAGATAAACCAGTTCCATCAAATGATGTTAATTGGTTCATTTGTAAATACAAGTTAATTAAACTAGATAGACCAGTTCCGTCAAATGATGTTAATTGGTTTTCGTTTAAACTCAACTCAGTTAAACTAGATAATCCAGTTCCGTCAAATGATGTTAATTGGCTATTACTTAAATCCAAATAAGTTATATCTCCACTAAATGTACCATCTGAATCACATGATATAATTGTGAATTCACCATTTATGTTTGATACTGGTATCGTATTTGGGCCATTTGAGATTATATCTGAATCGCTTCCATCGTGATTATATTTCCAATATCCAGTTGATGTTTGAACATTTATGTTGATTACTTCTCCCAAACGGGATGTTATGAATGTTGGTGGTGTTGTTGTATCGATTATCTGTAAACCAGAGAATTCCCAACCTAAACTTGCTAAGTTATTATAATCAGCAATACTTGCCGATGATCTACCATTGTTAGACTCAAAATAACCACCACTTAAACCATGTTGGTTAAGTTGAGATAAGATTTGATTGTTTACGGATGGTGTTAATGGATTAGAAGTTAAAACCAAACCAACTAAATTCGTGAAACTAGTTGCGTCAAATGATGTTAATTGGTTATTACCTAATTGCAAAGTAGTTAAACTTGTTGGTAAAATAAATCCATCCAATGATGTTAATTGGTTATTATATAAATTTAAATTAATTAAACTTGTTAAACTAGTTCCGTCAAATGATGTTAATAGGTTATTACCTAAATTCAAATGAGTTATATCTCCACTAACAGTTCCATCAGATAAACATGAAATCATTGTGAATTCACCGTTTATGTTTGCTACTGGTATACTGTTTACCCAACCATTTGCGTTTATACTTGAATCAACTCCATCGTGATTATATTTCCAAAATCCAGTTGATGTTTGAACGTTAATGTTGATTGATTCACCAACTGATTTGGATGTTATGAATGTTGCCATAATTTTTTTATTTAATTTTTAATTGTTTATTTTAAAAACACAATAGGGGAGAATTTACCCTCCCCCATTTGCGTTTTATTATTTTTTGATTAGATTACCATTGAATCTGAGTGTGTTTTACACCATAAATAACAACTTTGTCACCTGTAAGAGGCGCATCGGCAAATGTGATTGAGTTACCAATACCCTCACCATCCATGTTAATTGTGTAATCCTCATTTGAACCCTGTAACAAACCATTCAAATAAATTGTTTCTGATAGATATTTTACACCAATCGCAAAGTTGAAAGTGGTTTTAGTACCATCTGGAACATCTGAAGTAGATACTCTAGAGTAATATACATGTTCTACTTTAGCCTCTAATGATGCATCAGTAGACATCAAAGCAGCAACAGCAGAATCCAAAGCAGCAACATCTTCTTCTCTGCTAGATATCTCACCAGACAATTCAGAAACGATTTCAGCGAATGAGTCGATTGAACCTAAATCTGTGTTAGCGATTAAGTAAGATACTTCAGTTGATAAAGCAACTTCTAATGAAGCGTCACCAGAAATTCTAGCTTCAATCTCAGCAGACATTGCAGCATCAACATAATCTTTGTTAGTTGCACTACTTCCATTTGTTGGTGCTGGTAAATCCCATATTTCATTATTATCCATACTAAGCGTACCTTCACTAATCACAAGACCACCATTAAATTGTCTAGGATTACCAGAAGCTGGAGCCGCGATATTTTCTTTCAATTCGATTTGGTTAGTACCAGCGTTAAGAACGATAGTTGTTCCATCAACATCAGCTAATGCTTCAATGTCAGAAGACAATTCAGCAGCGATAGATGCGTCAGCTTCAACTCTCATTGACTCTTCAGCAGATATTGCATCTTCTCTTGCAGATACTTCAGAAGATAAATCTGTAGCTAAACTAGCTTCAGCAGTAGTAGCACGATATTCTTCATTATCAACATCCTCTTCTCTGTTAGAGATTTCAGTGTTTAAACTAGACGTTAATTTAGTGTCTTCAGCAAAACGAATAGACGCTTCAGTAGAAACAGCAGCTTCACGAGCAACTAATTCACTTGATAAATCAGCAGTTAATACACCTTCAGCACTTTCAGCTCTTGCAACCTCAGTAGATAAACCACTTGTAGCAGTTGAAGCTAATGCAGTAATTGCACCGTTGATATCACCATCAGCAGATTGGAATGCAGAAACGATTTCAGTTAATGAATCGATTGCAGCAGCATCAACGTTAGATGTAATGAAGTCAATTTGGTTTTGAAGTGACAAATCACCTGAAACACGGTAAGATGCTTCAGCATCAACTGCAGTTCCACGAGCAGCAACTTCAGTAGATAAATCAGATTCTAAAGATAAATCAGCAGTATTTCTGTAACCACTTTCCTCATCAATCATTACGTCTAAAGATAACTCAGCACTTGTAGCTCTAGACTCTTCAGCATCAACATCAGCGATACGCGCAGATTCTTCAGCAGAAATAGCAGCTTCACGAGCAACAACTTCAGAAGACAAATCAGATGCTAAACTAGCTTCAGCAGTAGTAGCTCTAGACTCTTCAGTAGAGATTGCCGCATCCATTTTTACATCTAATTTAACGTCTTCAGCAGTTCTTATTGATGCTTCAGCATCAACATCAGAGATACGAGCAGATACTTCAGATGATAAATCAGCAGTCAATACTGCTTCAGCAGATATAGCACGAGACTCTTCAGCGTCAACGTCAGCGATACGTGCAGATACTTCAGCAGAAACAGCAGCTTCACGAGCAGCAACTTCACTTGATAAATCAGCAGTCAATACAGCTTCAGCACTTGTAGCTCTTTCAACCTCAGTTGACAAGTTAGCACCAGCAGCATCAGCTAATTCTGAAATTGCTCCGTTAATATCACCATCAGCAGTTTGGAAAGCAGCAATGATTTCAGTTAATGAATCGATAGCAACTGGGTCGATGTTTTCAGTGATGAAGTCAATTTGGTTTTGTAGAGATAAATCTCCAGCAACTCTGTAAGAAGCTTCAGCATCAACAGCTGTTCCTCTGTTAGCAACTTCAGAAGATAAATCATTAGTTAAAACTAACTCAGCAGCCATTGCTCTTGTTTCTTCAGCATCAACATCAGCGATACGAGCAGCAACTTCAGCTGTCATAGCGTTACCTGTTTTTGTATCAAGAGCAGAAACAGCAGCTTCTC